GGGTGGGGAAGATGAATAATATTATTGCTTGTGCGGAGGAGGTTGTGGTGAGGGAGATGGTGTATGTTTAGAGAATGTGCAGAATAGTGAATTGTATAAAATATGGTTTGTGTATTATATCAAAATATAATTGTGCATTATATCAAAAAGTAGTGGCTTTTTCAAGAGGAAATTGATATAATTATTTTGGTTTATTATACAGAAAAGGATGTATGGTTATGTATAAACATGTAGATTATTACAAAACATATGGTAGAATAATGCAATTTAATAAAAATAAAAAGGAGCCAATCCATAGATGGTATCCATTTGTGGAGGGATATTCAAGGGAGTTTATTGAGTCTATTTTAAAAGAAATGAAAAAAAAAGAATTAGTCTGTTTGGAACCTTTTTCAGGGAGTGGGACAACTGCGCTTGAATTGCAAAATAATAATATACCATGTTATGCATTTGAAGTAAATCCTTTGATGTATTTAATTGCTCGTGTAAAGTTGGAAAATAATTATGATGTAAACAGAATAATATTTTGGCATGACTATATAAAAAATAGTAGAGATAATATGCAAGTCGTGTTACAAACAGCATTTTCAACACTTTATGAAGACGAGAATAAAAAAAAGTGGAATTATAATACCGAAGTAGGTATAGCTATACAAAAATTAAAAAACTCTATATCTAATATTGATGAGGATATATATAAAGACTTATTTACGGTGGCGTTAGCTTCTATACTATTAGAAGTTAGCAATTTATATAGAAATGGGAAATGTCTTTCTTATAAAAAGAATTGGAAAGAACGAAGTATATCACAGGATGATGTATTTAGAAGATTTGATGAAAAAATAGAAGAACAAATTATAAGTGATATTAGGGATTCAATGAATAGAAAAACTACTCAGAATAATAAACAGCATCTGTATAATATGGATTCTAGGGTTGGAATAGAAAATGAAGTGCAGGATAATACAATAGATCTGGTAATAACGTCACCTCCTTATTTAAATTCGCGTGATTACACAGATACCTATATGCTTGAATTAAAAACTTTAGGATTTACAGATTCTGCTGCTGAAATACGTAAATTAAGAGAAAAGACATTAAGGTCTCATGTGCAGATAAAGTGGGAGGATGATACTCAAATAAACAATGTATTGTTGACAGAAACTCTTAGAAAATTGGAGAGTGCTTCGGAAAATATTGAACAATGGAACGATTCAATTATTGATATGGTACGTTTATATTTTGTCGATATGAAAAAAATATTTTGCGTATTATATAAAAAAATGAAACAGAATGGACGAGTGTATTTTAATGTTTCTAATTCTGCGTATTTTAATGTTCTTATAGATACCTTGGAAATATGTGCCTCAATTGCAGAACAAGAAGGATTTAAAGTGATAGAGATACGTGATGCAAGAAAACTAAAAACAAGTCCTCAGCAGCAAGAAAAAGTAGGAAAATTATTAGAAGGAGTTATAGTTTTAGAAAGGTGAGGCATAATAATGAGAGAAGAAAAGATATATTTACCGTCATTAAAAAGAGTCAGAATATCAAATTATTCTTTATATAATGGAAACATAGATTATGAATTTGTTGATGGATTAAATTTAATTATTGGAGGAAATGGAGTCGGTAAAACAACGTTTATTAGTATTATTAAGTATGCTTTAATTGGCTTATATAAGAAGGATTTAGATGTTAGAGTATATAAGGGAGAAAAAAGACTGATCAGAGGTAAGTATACGAATTGCAATACCTATTTTAGAAGTAGAACTGAGGAGCTAGAGTCTGATAAAGAAGGGTGTGTTGAATTATGGTTTAATATTAATGAAACCGAATTTTACGTTAAAAGAAGTTTGTATGATGTAAAAATTGAGGAGGCAAATTATATAAAGGCTGGGATTGAGTATAAAATTCCAGGCAAAATTTTGAAACAAGAATTATATAAAGAGGACGGTACGGATAGAGAAGATTCTTTGCAATATATGTATGAAAAAACTGTTGCTAATGAGGCAAACTTATCGGATTTTGAGGATTTTATTTTTTTTGTCAATCAAATTTTGCTGTTTGGAGAAAGTAGAGAAAATGTTCTATGGTCAGAAAGTGTTCAGGAACGTTTGTTTAGTAGTTTCCTTAATGATGCTAGTCTTGAAAAACAAAGAAAAGAACATAGTTTGGAAGCGAAATATTATGACAGTGTATCCAGACATAAGCAGGAAGAAATTAAGGCGATAGTTAGAGTTTTAAAACAAATCGATGTTGATAATAACGAGAAGAAAGTTTCTATAAATAAAATATCATTATTGTCAGAAATTGAGAGTTTAGAAGGTAAGCAAGAGCAAATAGGAAATAATAGAGAGATATGTCAAAAGAAAATTGCAGCCTTATATAAAGAGGCTTCAGAACTTTCGTATAATATAAATAACAAAGAGAAAGAAAAGACACGGCTAGAAAGCAAATCTAAACAGGAATTTTGGCCAGGTATTAATCCCAAATATGCGGTATATAAGAGACAGTTTGTTGGCAATCATGTATGTCCAATTTGCAATGCAAATTTAGAAAATAAAAAGATTGAAGATAAATCAGACGAGTGCTTTTTTTGTCATAGTAAAATCGTTTATGATAGTTCAATGACTCCATTAATTGAGTCGATTAATAATGAATTAGCTGAGTTGACAGAAAAAAGAAAAAGAATAGAAAAAGCATATCGAAAAACCTATAACTAAAAGTTATAACGAATAGGAAAAAGAGAAAAAGAAGGAAATCAAAGGAATGTAAATATGAAAATGTTAGATAAGTAGGTAGGTATAAAAATGTGATTTGTGACTTTTTAGATTTATGTATTTCTGGATATGCTTCAAAATTTAGATTATTCTTTTTGTATGGTTTGTAAACTTTGGTATATCTCTATTAGGTGCATATTTAAAAACTTAGAATTTATAATTTTAGAGGTGTTTTGTGTATGCAATTGTCCGCCTCACCTGCCATCACCCTACACAAAACACCTTCCCTTTATTCCTTCTATTATCCTACCTCTTCCACTATTCAAGCGGTGTTCGGAGTGTTTGCGATTGTGTTTGCTTCCTACTTTTCGCTTCTATTCCTATAGTTGTTGATCACCTTCTATATTTATTTTTTTATACTCTATATACTACCTTATCTCTTTATGGGAGTTATATATCTATTGTTTTTAAAAATGGGTCTATGTCGCTGCAACGCGCCATATACGACCCATTTTTGAGAGCTATACTAATACCAAAATGTACCTATTTTCACCTGTAAAACTTCAATACTTTTCATTTTTGACACTAAAATAGAGTAAATCACTTATTGTATAATTTTTAATCACTCTAAAAAAATCGAGTTTTTGAAGTAAAAATAGATAACTTGCTAAAAATCAATATTTTAAATGAATTAATTTTTCGATTACGCCCTATAGGCAAAAAGAGTTTAACTTATTGTACTTTTTACAATAAAAATAGGGATATTTTAAGCTGAAACCTTTCAAATTTGACACAAATAACCCTATTTTGATATAATAGGGCATTACCTGTATATACGAGTATCATATATAGCTTCGTATGCATTTATATCTTCTTTTGCTCTGGATATATCCTTATATTTCGTTTTTCTATGTATATAGATATATCTATATACATAGAATTTTCATTTTGGCACAAGCACTCCTATACCTTTTATCCTTGTACATGGAGTATGTAAGTAGGTGGCACTCCCTCTATATCCTTTTTGCTTCTCCTTTTTCCCGTTCCTGTGATCCAATTCCATAATATCAAATAATCGTTTTTAAGGCTTTATTTCCTTTTGGGTGGTATTGGTGTATCATTTTGAAAAGAAAGTGCCAGAAATAAGCGGAAAAGCAGGTAATCCGGGGTATTTTGTTTTAGTAGGGTATCTTTAGGGACTGTTTAAGGAATCTCCATATAAAGACTGCGTGTCTAACATGACAGTGGACAAAATTCCTAATTACATTCCATTTGACAAAAATTCCTAATTACATTCCATTTGGCAAAAATTTTACAGACATACTTTTATTTATCTATTTAAATTTCAATCAATTATAAATATTATCAAAAAAAGAAGTATGATAGGGAGGGTATTTATTCTCCTATACAATAGATAACATGTTCAGTTATGCTACCCTCATATATAGAAATTTTGAAAATCTCTTTTATATGAGGCTTCCTTCCTTTTTTTTCTTTTTAGCCGGTTTTTTTTATTGAGAAAGGGGTAGGACATTTCTTTTCTTTCCTATGGGTTTGACTTTCCTGTTTTTCTTTCTTGATATGTACAGAGATATGGATTTGGTTTCCTATTGGCGATTTTTGGTGGGTTGTCCTATCCGTTTTTCTTTCGGAAGGGGAATCCTTGCGGATTCTTTGTCCCTTCCGAGGGATAATCGCTTCGCTCAATACATAAAATCTCCCTATTTTGACAAAATGATTTAGAAATAATTGATTTTTCTATCAAAATGATAGCAGGGAAATCGGGTTTTCAAAACTTTTTTCGCTATAAGGGAGTGGACGAAAATTGAAAAATTTAAATTATTGATTTTCAGACTTATGTGATTTTTGATGGGTTTCATTCAGCTTATTTTTCGACTGTTTTTGAATTTTGACTATTTGTAAAGTAAACAAAGGCTATCTCTATTAAAATGATACCAATAAAAGACCAAAAACAGGCTAAAATGTAACGGTTTATTGTTACAAAATAGGGTAAATCTCCTACTACAAATACATCTGGATTGCTATAAATTACACCTAAATGAATGGAATTTTGCCTTCTGGAAGGGTAGTTTCTCTTATTTAACCTTCTGTAACTATTTTCCTACTAAAATGTAACTGTTTACTTTTACTTTTTCAGATTGGTTTTAACAATTTAGGTAAAATGAGACAAGAAAATGGTGATTGGACTTATTGTATATTTTTCAATAAGGTGAAAAAAGTGCAGTTTTGGATAGTTTTTGAGTTAAACAATTAAATATCAATAATTTATGAATTTTGAATTTCCGACTTCCCTTATAGGCGAAAATGAATTTACTTATTGTATATTTTTGACTCAAAATAGAGTGATTTTAATGTCTAAAACATGGATTTTTGATTTTAACATTTGGGTAGGAGAGAGGGAGAGAGTATTTATAAGTAACAAACTTTTTATGGATTTGTCACAATATAATATGTCAAACAGTATTTTCAGACTAAAATGTAACATTATATTGCGACAAATCGGGTGATTTTTTAATTTTCATTTTGAGATATATTCTTTCAAGAACTTGTTCACGAGATACACTTGCCCTTTTCCGGTTACAAGAGGTGTGCTTACCGTAATCAGATCACCGTTCGGTTTTGTAATCGTTCTTTTCTTGATCTCGAACATCCCTGCTTCTACCCATCTTTGCATAGGCTGATTATAGTATTCTCCTTTTGTTCCCAGATAACCTTTCTTTCTTAACCACTTGAATAATCTGTTTTGTCCGATCTCCATTCCGTTTTGACAGATTATCTTTGCAAGCTCCGCAACAAGACAGGATCGTTTGGATTCGGTTACAGCCATTGCGAAAATCACTTTTGGAGTATCTTCTTCAATTCTCTTTTCCAATTCTTTATTTTCAGCAGACAATTCTCCCACTTTTACTTCAAGTGCTCTCTTTTCTTTCTGTTCCTCTATCCACTTTTCTGCTCTTTTTATAATCTCTTTCATTTTATTGAAAGCTGCGATATATTCTAATTTAAACTGGATTGCTTTTTCTCCGGTAAATCCCATAACAAGAAGCGTAAATCCCGTTTCCGTCATTGCATAGAATTTCATTTTCTTAGAACCGCCATTTGGGATTTCAACATCTTCTTCCAATTGCGCAAAATTGCGTTTTCGTTCATTTTCAGGTAGTTTGATTAAAAGATCTTCTATCGCTCTAATAACATCAGAGTGTCTTTTCCCAAACTTCATTGCTACCAATCTACTATTGGTTAATACTTGGTTTTCTTTTCTGTAAACTATCAGCCAGTTCCTCAAAGGCGATGTTAATCAAATCACAGTCTTTAGATGTTCGGATTTTGTCTGATACGCCGGCTGATTCAATAAGTATTTCTACATTATTGGCAAAGGTTTCTAACGCCAATATCTTTGCTTCTCTCTTATTCATATTTCTTATTGTTTGCTGTTGTTCCACTTCGCGTTATCCGGTATTATATCTCTAAAGCATTTCGGCACATCACCTTGATGCCACCAATCATTAGATATCACCTTTTCACCAGAGTTTTTAATGGCTTCCATCGTCCTACCGCCAAAACCTAAAAATCGTCTTGTCATGTTATTTGTATTAGGAACGAATGGGTTGGCAATGTATGAGGTTCCATCTATAATTAGCCAATTGGGATCGTTTTTGTGCTGTTCATACATTCTTATCCAGAATGCACAATGATAGCAGACACCGTCTCTTTCCATAATTGAACGAATATCACATTTGACAAAATGTTCCGGATTCATATCATGGATTTTATTTTGTCCCGATCCATCTTCTTGTCCGCACTTAGGACATGTCTTTTTCTTCGTTTCCATATTGTTTATGCTGTTTTTAAGGTAATAGATCATCTAAATAAGCCCATGATTCCATTTCATAAAATCTGTATAAAATACATCCTGGACGGCTGGATACAAAAACTTTGTTCTCTTCCAACACACCCATAACAGGAAAGCGTTTCGTCATCCCCACCTTTTTAGGGATAAATATAGCAAGACGATAGCATTCTGGAATTATTGTTATGGGGTGCCACACGCTGCCTATGCGCCATTCTGCACCAGCTTTAAAAAGAGGAACAGCAAATTCTATATCTTGTTTCATGTCTTATTGATACTTAATAACAGGCACTTCTTCTACTATTTTATAACTCAAACATCTCTTCAGAACTTCCCTGATTTGACTTTCCAAATCAGAAAGTGCTATACTATTGAAATATCCTTCGTTGCCTAATCTGTTTGTAGGTAATTTGATCCCATAAGAATGAATCTTATCCACATCTTCTTTTGACAAGGTAGTGGTAAACACTCCTTCTTTGGTGACATTCACTTTAACAGTTACAGACAAAATGTTGTTAGCATTCTTTTCCGTTATATTCAATGTCGTTAATGTTGCCATATCTCAATTTTTAGCATTATACTTTATCTTCATATTGTTTATGGTGAACCTTCTCTCTGTCAGTGTAGTAATCTCTTTCTATTAAGTCCATAAGTTCGGACATGCTTTCAGAATTATCGTCAGATGATTTTCCTTTGAAGAAATATCTCATATAGTCTGACAATTGATTGGCGGCAGCACGAAAATTCCTTTCCTTTTCCTTCCATTCATCAGTAGGAACAAAGCCTCTTTCCTTGAAATGAACCATATATAAATCAAGATAATAGACAGACAAGTCCGCCATATTAAGTGACAAATTAAGTGTTTTCGCAGCCCAGGAAACAAGAGATTTTTCCATGTTCTGTTCCTGGTAATAGAACTTGTCTTTGGATTTTAAGTAATCCAGTTCTTCTTGCAGGCGTATTCTTTTTTGGTTCAGAAAAGAAATTTTTGCCCAATTCCTTGTACTTCTTGCTTTACTGATTTCTCTTTGAACTTCCCTTAACTCAATAGAGACTTCTGTTTTTGTTCTGTCTTTCGTTTCCATATTTTGTTGTTTTTGAGATGATTAATTTATTCTACATCGAAAAGTTGATCCATAGAAACAAGTTCTTTTTTCAAATCTTCTTCGTTATTGAATCTAACTTTTATACTGCCAAAAGAAGTTTTGAATAGGATATAATGTACATTTTCATCAGGACGGGAAACAGGTTTATATTCCCGGAACATGATCTTTCTGATATAACTGTTTCCTACTTTCACAAAATCCGGGAATGTTGATACTAAACGTTCTTTAACCGGAATCATTTCTTTATTATCCTTGAAAGGAATAATTTCTTCTTTTCCTCTGATTTTTATGGAAAGATAGGGTGAGATGTTTGCTATTTGATCTTGAAACTTGAAATAAGAAACAGCTTGTTTAGGTAGTCTTCTGTTTTGTAAGATAAAATAAGCCATTGCGATACAGTAATTTAAAAAAATGAGATAAAACCCGGCGGAAGCCGATCTTTACGGAAAGATGATGAATCATTCCGCCGGGAAACTTAAAAAATATATGGAAACGTTGGGTTATTATTGTTTAGGATCGTCTTTTGTTCCCACCAAATGTTCGTTTCCTTCAAAAGGGATACATTCATCCCACATACCGGAAATGGTAAAATACTTGCCTTCTTTTGAAATGTGGGAAAATAAATCACAACGCCAAACGTTAAACATTCCTTCTTCGCAATCCTTTGTAAGCACTTTCTGAAAAGGCTGGAATTTTGGTGTTTCTTGAATCTTTACCGCAATATATAAAGGTATTGAAATTACACCACAAACAGAAATAGGTTTCTTTGCAGAATTGAAAATAAAAGGATTGTTAGTTGCAATAGAATTTTTAGTTATATCCAAAGGTTTCAATTCGTATTTTCCCAGTTCAAGCATCCATTCATAAAACACATAAGGAAGATCATTTAAATAGATATCTCCTGTATCCTCTACTTTTTCAATAACTAAGCATTTTCCACAAAGTTCACTTAATACCTTTGTGAATGAGCAACTGTAACCGGTCACTGTTACATTCCCTTTTTCGTCTTTGTTATTGTTGTACCAATCAAGACTTTTGATCCGCACAATGTCGCCTTTTTTAAATTTTGTTTCCATACTTTTCGTTTTTATTTTGTTTGTTACTATCAATAAATCAATCCTTCTTCTCATCGCCAAATAAGTCTTTTGGAGAAACATCAAGAATATCAGCTATTTCTTTTAACCGGTTCATGGTAGGATTCCCATTCAGACATCTATAAAGAGATTGTCTTGTTACTCCTAATTTTTCTGACATCTGGGTCACAGAAATACCTTTTTCTTGCATAATCTCTTTAATTTTTAATCCATTTTTTTGCATTAAGTTTAAAATCGTTTTCTTTATTCTGCCGCAAATGTAACACTTTAATGTTACATGACAAAATATAATGTTACATTTTTGTCGAAATTCAGTCAAAAACCTTTAGTGTCAAAATAACACCAACAAGAATGACTGCGATAGGAACAATGATTATCTCATTGTCGGGTACACATACCTTTGCTAAACCATCTGTTACAAGATACGTCATCACCGACTTAACCAATCTGCTTTCTGTTTTCTTACCTTTTCTCATGTTGATGCAAAGATATATGTAACAGTATAATGTTACAACACTATTAACATTTGTTAAAGTATTTGTTTTTAAATAGGAGAGGACTTACTTTTGAAAACAAAAAGTACAGCTATGGCTACATATCAAGAAAGACTGGAAGCAGCTAAAGTAAAACTGCAAAAGATTTATCCGAACGCAACAATAGAACAAACCATTGACGATAATGGGAACGCTATTTGGAGAACAGTTGTGCCGGGAGTGAAAATCATCGAAAGTATGAATGTAAATGCTTTGGAAATCGTAGTAGAAAATCTTCGACAAGCTTACAGAGCTAAGTTGGGGGTGAAAAGAAATTGACAATTGAATGATGTAATACTTTATCGTTGGCGATAAACAGAATGCTCGAAAGGTGCACTTGTGAAAGTGCACCTTTTCTTTTATCTTTGACACGGTTAATTAACTCAAAATAAATATCACCATGAACAAGATTTTATTAGCGTTAGCATTTTTGCTCTCCTGCGTTACCTGCATTTTTGCACAAGGAGAGTTGCCGGAAGAAACAGTTGACTATGCAACGAACTTTGCAACTTTCGCCGGCGTAGTAGGTGTTACAACTGTTGTAACGGAGTTCATCAAAAAACTTTTCAAGACAGAACCGTCAGAATGGGTTCAACGGATTATTTCTTGGGTAATCGGTATCGGACTTGGTATGTTCGCCTGGGGCTTCCACTTAGGCATGTTTGAAGGATTGGATTGGTGGCAAGCATTGCTATGGGGATTTGGAGCTGGATTAGCTTCGAACGGATTTTGGGACACTGGACTTGTCGAATGGTTGTTTGGATTATTCACTAAAAAGAAGGCAGCATTATAATAAGACAATACAACTCTTTTTTGAATTTCATATTTTTAGGTTTTGGGCGCGGTGGGCAAGAGCTTCCGCGCCATTTTTGTACATTAAATATATAGTTTATGACGATCGAAGAAAAATACTCAAAACTAAAAGACATCTTCTTTAAAGACTTTATTGTCGCTACAGAAGAAACTACTTGCAGAGGAACAAATATCCCTGCCAGCAAAAGAGTGAAAAGTCCGAACACAGGACTAAAAATCCTATATTGGGGTGATGGAACTATCAACATGGCGGAATACCTTCACTACCTTTTGATGGAATCGTTACTGGGAGACAAGACTTGCAACAACAAAATACTCTGGTGCTTGAAATCCCTCCAGAGGTTGTCAACGAGTGCCTACGAGGATGAAAAGATGAAGAATCCAAAAGTGTATTTTGTACGCGAAAAAGGGTTTTTCCTTCGAGACGATATTTCATCCTCTTCCTGTGGTCTTTTTGATGCCATAAAAATAGAAAGCGGTTATTCCAATGGGATTGAACTTGAAAACGAAGATCCATGCTTTTCCCCTTTCGTATCACAAGATCAGATTTGGAACTTGTTGCCCTCTCTTTCTCTTTTAATAGACGTTTTTAAAGGACAAGAAATAGGAAATCTGGCAAAAGAAATACTGCATGATATTCTTTCCTATGTTTCCGATCATGGACACACCATTTACAATCCCTATTTCAGTGCGCTAAAGCATTTTTGGACTTACCTTCCATCCATGAATACAGAAAAGCTGAAACCTTGGGACAGAGTAGAGGATAGGAACAATCATTTGAAATACACTGTAAAGGTAAAAAGAGGTGCGAACAATTGGTATTTTGCTTACGGATTCAGAAAAACCCTCAAAAAGTTTGTACCGGAAGCGAAATTGAACGGATTTATGACCTTTTTGTACAGTGTCTGGTACATTCCTTTCATTTTCCTTGCTGATAGGGTGTATTTCCCTATCGTGACACGGTTTGGAGTAAAAAGAAAGGACAATTCCTATTACTGTATGTCATCTGCGGGTGATGTTTGGTATGCCGGTAGGAAAAATTATCTCAAAAGAGTGTGCAAAAAGTTTAATGAGGATAAAGAATATGCTTTTCCTGCACTTGCAGAGTGTCTAAAACAGGAAAAATGGCAATATATTGACATAAAAGCATTGGAAAAATGGCTGAATGACTATGAATTTGACGAAAATTCGTTGGAATCACCCGTCAAATTCCTAACTTTGTCATGTTACTTGAAGTTGATCCAATCGCTTGCTTAGACAATCAATTCTTTCATGTTTTCTCCCGTTCTTCTTTATTGAGGGACGGGAGTTTTTGTTTCCATTAACGAGAGTGTAACACTAAAATGTTACATTTTAAAGTAATTTAACTCCATAGACTGCATTTTGTACAAAAACGATATTACTTTTGCAGCACAATCAAGTAACAACAATAAAAATAACAATCATGAAACCTTTCAATTTAGAAGAAGCAAAAGTAGGCAAACCCGTCTGCACAAGAAATGGTAGGAGAGTGGAAATCATTTCTTTTGAAAATCCGAGCAACAACAACTATCCTATTTTGGCAAAAGTATTTTTCGGTAAAGATGATTATGAAGAATTTACCTTTACAGAAAGTGGAACGTTTTTCGTTGCTGGTAAAGAATCTGAAGCAGATTTAATGATGACAGAAGATGAAACGGAAATAGAAATCCCTTCACTCTGGACACAATCTTGTACAGAAGAAAACACAAAGATCAATTATACAATCAAAAACTAATAGAAGATATGGAAGTAAAGATGACGGAAAGACAAGCATTGCTTTATGAAGCGAGAAAGAAAAAGCCGTTTAGGGCTTTTATTATGACCTGTATGTGGGGCGGATTTGGGCTTTATTACACCGGTAAACCCATTATCGCATCCATCCTGACCATCTGTACCCTGTACAATCTTTTAGGAGCTGTAATCACCTTATTTAAGATCGATCTGGTAAACTGTGTCGAACACCTACTTTGGTTTACAGGATTTTGGATTTTTTCAATCCTGATAGCAGTTCCTCTGGCCGAGGACACAAACAACAACATCAAACGTGAAATCATTAAAAGCAACAAAATAGCATGAAAAGAGTAATTTTTATCAGTGCATTATTTACACTTATTTCGATGTGTGGATGCAAGCAGGAAGCCTCTAAAGAATCAGAAATTTCTAAAGAGCAAGAAACTCCCAAAGAATTGAACACCTATCAACTCATGGATATCCAATTTAAAATATTGGATGCTTCTTCTAAAGATTTTTTAGTTGAAGAAGCCGATAAACTCATTCCAAAACAAAGTTCGATATTTACGATATGAAAGATATGAAAACCTTTATGGACGGAATTCTGGATTATCTGAAAGAGAAGAAAGGATTAAAGAAAGAAGGGATGGTCGAAGATATAGACAAACCAGATTACAAGACTGTTGCTTTCTTTTGGGACGGTGGATTTAGTGTAGTTGAATTGAAACAAAACGGAACGATTGGGCTTGATCTCATTTTTACCAACTATTACGACATGAACAAACAGAAAAAGAAATAGGAATATGGAAAGGACAGTAAAATATTTTATAAGCAAAAGAAGAAGGCTTTTGTACTTATATTACGAATGGGATGGAGATGTAATGAAAGCGTTCTTGTCAAACTTCTTTCTGCGAAGTATGGATGTAGAAGTCATTCCCAAAGAGCAAAACAGATCAAATGAAGATTTATTGATGGTAGGGTTCACTCCAGGAAAGAGATTCCTATTAAGAATAGGTGATGGCATTTTACGTAACCCAAGTTGGAGTGCTGCCAGACGAATGAGAAGAGAATATGGCAGGGATCAAAATCCTTTTCCCGGTCTTGTGGAAGTAACAGATGAAGAAAAGATACGATACATAGAAGAACAAAAAGAAAAAGGAATTATAAAATTCGATGAATCTTTTGTGAAATCTTTACTACCTTTGAACAAAAGAGTAGAAAACGAAACAAAAGACCAAGAATTTTAATCATAGTATATGTGTAAATTAAGTTCTGATCATCAAAAAAAGGGTAGAACTATTGTGAAATACCTTCCTACCCAAATCTTCAAAAGCAGATATAGTGTGTTAAAATCATAATCTTTACCAAAGCCTCAACAGTTTCTTCAAATTCTTATTTTACTATTCGATGGGTGGGTAGCGGTCAGATTGATTTGCTACCCATTTTCTTTATCTATGATAATATATGTTTATGACCTCAATTTCTTTTATAGTGGATTAGATAAACTCTTATATAATCATTATACATGTATAAATGAACAATACTTGTTCATGTCTCCCCACCCAATCCCCCAACCCCCTTTCGACCTCCCAAAGGGGACTATGTTGGGGAACAAGGACACTGCATTCTGTTTTTCAAAACTCGTAAACTTCGTTCTTAAAAACATCATTTGGTCAAAGGAAAATTACATTTTCCCTTTTCCCCAACATTCTGTAATAATTATATATATTATATAGAAAACATAAAGTTTTCTTATAATTATAGTCCCCGAAAAGCAATTTCGGCAATAGGAATTGCCTTCTATTGCCTTTCTTAGGACGATTGCTTTCAAAGATTCTTTTAGTAGGAGTAACTCCTATTAAGAGAGAGAAGGAAACAATAAAGAGAGAAAAGAAAAAAGATAAGAACAGGAATACTCCTATTAAGAGAGAGAAGGAAAGGAAAAACACGCGCATATGCGCTTGAATAGGAAAATCGAAAAACGAGACTTAGGGATGGAGGGTGGGGACGAAACCCTGCGGGCGCGCGCGAGACGGTGGCGAGACGTGCGAACGGGTGTCTACATGTTGGTTTTGCAAAATTTTTCTCGTTTTTTTTTGCATCTGTCAAATTTTGCTGTATCTTTGTGGTGTGCAAAAAACTGTTTTACCGTTTTGGTTAGTTATGTCACCAAAACTTTAATGAAAAAGCACGTATTTTTACGTGCTTTTTTTTGTGTCTTTAATTTTTTTAGTTATCTTTGTGCTGTCATATAAGATATGGCGGTTTAAGTTCGATAAATTAATCATTAAATAGTTTTTGTAAATGGACATAACGTCATTCATATTGCGATCAGATTTAGAAAAGGCTGCTTTTGAAAAAAGAAAAAAATCCCTTGTAGCAAGATTAAAAAAAAGTGGCTACGATGACGATAGCATTAATGCTAAAGTGAAAACTTTCCGTGAAGAAGAAAATCATCACAATTTGGAAAAACTATCTTTCTCTTCGAAAGAAGAGTTGTTGAGCTTTGTTCGTAAAGTTTTTGGTGATATTTCTCGTAAGGTAGCTGTAAGGCTTTTAGAAGAAAAGTTAGCCTACGTTGAGGTTGTTCCTGTAAAGGAAGATGGGGCAAAAACTTGGTGTTTTGTGATAACTAAAAAGTCTCACTATCGCAGAATGTTTAACCTTCCAAAATACATTCTTTCTTCTATTGAATCTTTTAAATTTACTCAAAATCTTGTAGATAGCGAGTTAAGACTTGGTGTTCCTGAACGAACCATGCTTGTTTATCTTGAAAACAAAAGAAATATTATGAATTTTGTTTGGACACAGGCTTATAAAAAAGATTCCACTATTAAATGGAAGCCTTGTTTATATATTTCTCACGCAACAATGGCTTATGATTTGGGATGGACAGTTGATCAAGTTCGTTACACTTTAAAAAAATTATCTTATTATTTTGGTAAGGATTTTTTTAGAGAACCTACTCCAGAAGAAAAACTTGCAAGAAAAGATCCAAGAAGTTGGAATTTTCAGATCAATCTTCCGCCATTCCGAGAATGGAATGCTATTATTTTAAGAAAGGTACGCTTGTTTATACGCCATTCTGGACGTTCTGTTTTACGAAAAGAATATACTAAAGAAGAATATAAAGAGATGTGTAAATTGTCTCGTAAAAAAAAAAGAAATAAGGCATATCAAGAAAATTCTTCAAATGAAGGTAACAAAGAGTATGATAGGACAGTTTCTTTGGGAAGGATAATAAGAGAAAGCTGTTCCTGTCTTTCTAAAGCCATGAAAGGGAGAAAGAAGCGGGAACTTTTGAAGAAATATTTCCATGATTTTATTTTTGGGAAGCCTAAAAAAGAAAAGAAATACGTTCCTTCTCCTATCGCATCCGAATATTGGAGAAAGAAACGTGCTTCTGTTAAAGAAGATGCTGATAAAAAGAAAGAGAAGGTGTGCAAAGAGAAGTCTTTTTATGGGACTGAACCTTGTCGAAAATCTAATATTGGTCTATTTTACGCCACTACTTATGGCAATTACGAGAGAGTCGTTTCAAAAAATATAGCTTAGTCATGGAAAAGATTTTGATTAAAGTTAATGGTATAATTCATACTTTTGAAAGCATAAAGGAAACTGCAAAGCATAAGATAGAGTTTTTCGAACAAATGGAATCGCTTTTGAACGAAAGTCCTATTCAAAGGGTTTATAGCCATATCTTACTTAAGGATATGTTTATTGAAAATCCTAATGAGTTTTATAAGAAGCATATGGAAGGTCAACCTATTATAGAGATAGAAGAGTTTTGATAGATTTATGTATAGTGGGGATCAACATAGACGAATATTTTGTTTGTGAGAATCAAGATAAACAAAAACGCGGATTTTGTGGAATAGCTAATTACAAAAATCTTTGTGAGACGATTAGAGAAGATAAGGATATTTTTTGTGAAGATGGTTATGATGAAGATGGATATGATACTTTAGGTGAAATGCTTAATTTTCATTCTTCTACTAAGAAGGGATATAAGAAAAAGGATATTGTTAAGCGGAGAAAGAAAAATAAGAACAAGAAAACTCATAGATAACATGGAAAAGAAAGTATTATCTATCAAGGATAGAAACAATCTATCAGAAGAAGCAAAGAAAGCAGTATTGGCTTTCTATAACGTTTCAGAAGAGCAAAAGAAGGCGATTATAGAGAGTTATAACGGCAATCCAGAAGGATACAAGGCTTCTATTGAGAAGATGTCGAAAAAGGAACGTGAAATATCTCTACTGATAGCTTCTGCATGTGGGATAAATATTAACAATATTTAACATCAAAAATTGCAATTATTGAATACAAAAGTTGTATGTTTGCAGTCGAGATGAGATAGCTAAAAAGTTGAAGATTGGGAGTGATTCGCGGTAACTTCCCTTCTTTTCTTGAAGGCTATGTGATGTTGAGGGGAACAACATTAAATCCCCACTTTGGAAGTGTTAGATTGAAATGATTGGAGCGACCAACGGAGTTTGAGAATGCCGGCTCCCCTATAGAAGTATAAAACGATAAAGTAAGTCCCGAATGGGCGGTAAGTCTTCCTATAGGATGTCGTGGGATAATTAGCTTCCCGTGAGAAAGGCTTCTTTTGAAGTAACATTGCTCTTCGCGCATAGGAACAATCAAAAATTCAGTTTAATTTCTTCCTACCTTAAAAGGCTAAGCCGTTACCTTCGATCGCTGGGTGGAGCGAGAACGGCACTCTTAGCAAGTATTAGTACGGTTGCCACCCCAACAAGGAAAGTGCTTGCTGAGAGTTTTTATTTTAAAAAGTTTTTGTTATAGGAAATTTTGGGTACATTTGTGTGTTGAATTATAAATGATTACGCCCATGAGCACCAGAGAATATCCTATAAACGAATTTAAAGACCTTGCAGAAAAGAATTGCTGGGAGGTTTATACGTTGGAACAGGTGAAAAACTTTGCTTCTGACGTTGTGAAAAGTATTGATCCTACTGAAAGGGAACATGGAGCTATAGACTTTGTGTCTCTGAATCGTGTTGTTGTGGTTGACGAAAACTTCAACAAATCTGTTGTATATTATAGAGAATCACAGATTGAGTGGAAGGATGCTGACCAAGAAACAATCGAAAAAGCCGGAGCAATCGGACTTCCTGTAAAAAACAAATTGGGTTTCTATAAAGACACCTCCGAAAATCGCCGAAAGGGAATTGTGGGTATGCCCTACAAGAAAGACACCGAATATAAGAAGAAAGCAAAAGAAGATTCCGATAAATCTGAAAAATCTGACAAGAAAGAAGACTAAGCCTTGTGAAGTAATGGAAAGAAAACAGAGAATACATTATATAAAGGCTTACTTGGGTAGCTTCTGTTATCCATTACTTGTCGCTATACCTTTATCTCCTATTGTGGATTGGATAGAAAAATATATATTTAGGGACTGGGAGTTTTTAAAGTTTCTTGTCGTACTTATTGTGATTGACACTTTTGTAAGCTGGGTGTTTCATCTAAGGAAGAAGGATTTTTCCTCTAAAGGGTTTGCAATGATTATGACAAAACTTTTTGTGTATAGTTGTTTGCTTATTGTAGCTCATGTTTTGGGTGGGTATACGATAGATGGACAAATCACCACTACTTTTACTTGGTTTCGGTCTTTGATGAGCACGGCTCTTATCGTCAGGGAATCTGTTTCCATTGTTGAGAATGCAGGAAAGATCAGTCCTAACCTTGTTCCTTCATGGATCAGGAAATATTTAAGGGACTTTGACGAAAATGGATTTTTAAAAATGAAGGACAAGAGCGACAACCGTCCTTCTATTTAGATAGGTAATTTTAAATTTTTGAGATATGCGTTTATATAGATTTATCGATACAGGCAAGAAAATTGACGTAGTTGTCGTTACAGATGGTTCTTGTGAACAAAAAAGAGTTTTTATCACTGAATCTCCAAGAGGTGTTGTTCCTGCTGGTTCTGTCAATCCTTCTGCTGATGAAAAAGCAGGAAGCGATGCTTTTCTTGCTTTGGGTTGGAAATGGAATGTGGGGGAAAGTGTTCAACATGAAGAGTTGGTTGCGTTTGCAGAAAACAACGCGCTTACTCTTACAATCGAACCGCAAGGACTAAATGAGGTTGTCGCTGTGAATGCAGAATGGAACGATGAGAATGCTTGTGTGCTGTCTGTTTACACTACTGTTCCGGCAGAAAAGGAAATTGAAATTTATTTCCCCAATTCAGTAAAACTCAATAACTCTATAGGAAGGTATGGTGTTATTAGAGGTGATAGAAAAGTGCTTACATCAAAAGTAAATGGTCGCACTCCTATGGAATTTACTTTGGCAGACTTGGGATTGGATGCTAAGAAAGATTTAAACCTTGTCGTAATGGCAGATGCCGGAGTGCAGAAATTTGAAGTTGTGGCTAAAAACAGTAAGTAACTATGCTTAGGCTTTTATTTACAACAAAAGATTTAAGCAAGCAAATGACTGTCATAACAGATGGTGTAGACAGTCAGATGAATGTTTTTGTAACTGAAAATACGGTAGGTGATGTAGACTGTTACAAATCTTTAGGGATTGTAATAAAAGCTGGTATTACCTATAATATCGGTAAGTTTATAGAATGGTGTCTTGCTAATGAATTGGGTCTTATCGGCTATCCCGAAGGACTGGAAGAAGAAAAGATCAATTATGTAAACGTTCTTGATAGAACGGAATATACGTTTACATTGCAGACAAAATCTCTTTCTTTCGTTAATACGGGTGAAAGCAAGAATTTTGTTGTTACTTCCAGCAAGCAGGAATATCGGGACGGTGCGCCTTACGGGAAACCCATAGCCGTTGCTATTCAGATTAAAATTTCCGGTACAGGTTTTTCGGGTAATGCGGGAATAAGTCAAATTTCTGCTACAGAGAATCCTACTGACAAGCAAAGAACTGGTACAGCTACAATCATTCAGAATGAGAGTGGAAAAACAGCAACCATTTCTTTAAGTCAAGCTGCATCTGTTATTACTTATGAAAATACGATCACAGCCAATAAGACAACTCTTACTTTTGCTGCAACGGCAGGTGATCAAGTGGTCACAATCACTTCTACCAGACAAAAGAAGCTGAACGGTAAGAACAGTGGTGCTCCTACAACTGTAAACACTACAGGAAAAGTAACCGGTACGGGTTTTTCTTTGAAAACTCAATCGGAAGCAAACTATACCGTTTCTGTTACTGAAAATACAAATGAGACTACCGGAAGAACAGGGACTCTTGTTGTGACACAGGAAGGGTCGGGAGCAAAATCAATTACGATTAATTTAAGCCAACCGAAGGCAACTGTTGCTTATGTTTATAATTTGTCTTCTAATCCTTCAAGGGTGGAATTTGCTGCTACGGGTGAAACAAAAACGCTTTCCATTTCTTCTACAAAACAAAAAACAGTAAATGGAAAGAATAGTGGTAGCCCTGTGGCTGTGAATTATACAACGACAGTTTCCGGTACAGGGTTTTCCAAAGGAACAACGGAATATTCTGTTGTGGCGGCAGCCAATACCGGTGCAGTGAGAGAAGGGTCGGCAGTTGTAAAACAATCGGAAGGAACAAAGCAAATAACAATTACGTTGTCACAGGCAGCAGGCGCTTCCGCTTAATTTTTTATTGACGTGAGTAGGAAAAGAGACAAAAATAAAAATCAAGGAAAGTCAGACCTGTTAAAGGGTCTGGCCAGCCTTTCTTTGGAAGATATTGTAGGATTGCAGAAAACTCTTCCTACTTTGCTTCAATCCAAATTACAGCAGATGTCTCGTTCTGATGATTTGGAAAATCTTTTAAAAGCTAATTTGTACCTGGATAATGTCAATCAAAGACAGGACAATGTAAAGGCTGTGTTCTTTAATCCAGATGAAGCAAGTGATACGGGAAGAGGATATAAAGACCCTATGTTTTACGGGTCGCTTCCTTTTGAAGTACTTCGAAGGATGGGGGACATTTTTGTTGTCCGGGCTGTGGTGAATACCCGTGTTGAACAGGTACAGAATTTCTTGCATTTTTCAACAGATGAACAGAAAGAAGGTTACACTATCCGAAGAAAAAGAAATCCTTTTGAGAAACAAAGTACAGAACATTCAAGAGAAGATCAGATAAAGATAGCCTATATTCGTAAATTCTTGGAAGAAGGCGGTTTCCATGACAAATGGGAATCTTTTGATACATTTCAGGATTTTGGGAGAAAAGTTGTGTTTGACAGTTTAACACTTGATCAGCTTGCCTTTGAGATTGTAAGGGACAGATCATGGAATTTGGCGAGATATCGTGCCGTAGATGCTTCTTTGATCCGTTTCTTGGACAGCATTGACCCTAAGTTCCGAGACGAGTTTGAAAAGTACCGTTTCAAAGGTTATTTTCCTAAATATTGTATGGCATGGCAAGGGCAGATCATGGAAAATCCTGTTACGCATGAAAGCGTGATCTTCTATCCTTGGGAACTTGGAATAGGTATCCGAAACAAATCCACTAACATTTATAAGAACGGGTATGGCACTTCTGAATTGGAAACTTTGTCCAGCATTATGACATGGATATTGTGGGGGTTTGAATATAACGGAAATTATTTCTGTTTATCTTCTGATACTCAAATAGTTACAGACAGTGGCGTTTGCTATATAAAGGATTTGGTAGGAAAGAGGTTTAAGACTTTTGATGGGGTAAAGTGGACGGAATCTAAAGCATTCAAAACGAAAGTCGATGATCTTTATATAACCATGCTTTTTAATGGTTTGAAAATTAGGACAAGTAAAGATCATAGATTTTTAACTATTACCGATAATGATTTGCATCCTGTATGGAAACGTCAGGAAGAACTGGCAGAGGAAGACTATTGTCTTTTAAATTTTGGAGAAGAAATCGAATTTAATTCAGAAAGATTTTTTGTAGGTAAGAGATATTTTAATACGTTCCCTAATCCAACCAAAGAGGTGAGATGTGAATGTAAAAAAGATTTTACCCCTACATTGGAAATGGTTTTGGATAGCGATTTCTGGGAGATGATAGGTTTTGGTCTTTGTGACGGAACTTGGATGGAGCATAATATTCAAATCTTCCCTCATTGGAAAAAAGACAAAGAAGTTAGGGACAAATTTGTGAATATTTTGAATAAGTATAATATTCACAATAAGGTTCGCCTTGCCAACAAAAAAAGACAAAGAAGCGATGGTGAGTTTGGTTATCCCTATCTTTATATTTACGACAAATCTTTTGTTGACTGGTTGATAGAACTTGGTTTTAATTATACTGGAAACAAGAGAATACCTTTGTCTGTTTTTAATCTTCCTAAAGAATGTAGATGTGCTTTTATAAGAGGTATGTTCTCTGCTGACGGACACAAAGAGAAGAATAAAGGTGGGTACAGTGTTTCTACAACTTTTTGTGTTGATGAAAATCTTCGTCAGGATATAATAAGGCTGTGTTTGAGTGTTGGGTGTGAGGTTGTAGATAATTTGCCTCGAAAAAAGGAGTATAGGGATTGTCGTGCGGAGATTAGAGTTCAAAATGTGGATTTCTTTGTTAAGAATATAGGTTATATGCAAGACTATAAAAACGAAGGAATCTATAGAACGGATAGATCGAAATATCGTTGGGATTTACTACCTAAAGGCATTGTACCTTCTCTCATAAAAGATTTAAAGGGAGAAAAGAGTTCTGTCTTGAAATATAGAGTAAAGAGAGGCGATAGAATTAGCCGTGGAAAAGTTATTGAGGCTTATATTGAAAACGGATTACCTATACCAGATATTTTAAAATATAGGTTTGTCAAATTCTCTAAGTCTTGGAAAGATAAAGAAGAACAATTGTACGATATTGAGGTTTTCAACGATGAACATATTTTCTTGGGTAACTTTATTGCAGTCCATAACTGTAAGGGGTCACAACCAAAAGGAATCATAAATGTTAAGAATCCGAACATATCCCAATCTTCTTTGGATGAGTTCAGACAGGCTTGGCAACAGACTATGGTGGGGACTCGTAATTGTCTGGTTGGAAGCACTAAAATTGTAACAGAAAACGAAGGACTTGTGTCTTTGGAAGGCGTATTGAATGGATTGGAGTATAGGGATGTAAAAATATGGACAGGTAAATCTTTTGTCGATGCTCGAATTACGAAAACGCAGAAGAAGAAAATATGCAAATTGGGTGTTGCTAATGGGATGTATATTGAATCTTCTCCAGAGCATAGATTTAAGGTTGTGTCTGATAATGGGGTTATAGAATGGAAAGAGAGAAAAGATATTAAATTAGGAGATTATGTTTTATCTAACAAAAAATCATTACCTCAAACTTTGACTTTATATTATAAAGGAAAAGAACTTGAAGCCGATTTCTTTGAGATGCTTGGGTGGCTGATTGGTGACGGACATATTGATAATGGAAATCCAAGTAGAAAGAGAATCTCTTTTTATTTTCATAGTATTAAAGAAGTTTATATAAGCGAACACATTCATTCAATTTTAAACAAATATGGAATAAATAATTATATAAAAAGAACTAAGATAACAGAAGAAAAGGCTGAAGATACAAAAAGAAGGTATGGGTTTAAATCAACTCTTTTAGAAAGACTTTCTATCTTGTGTTCCGACAAACAGTTTTTTGAATTTTTGATGGAGTTGGGTTTTACTCCAAGTTGTAAAGGCAAAACAATAGCTCCAGTATTGTTTAGGATTTCTTCTGAATGCAGATGTGCCTTTATAAGAGGTATGTTTTCTGCTGATGGATGTACTATTAAAAGTTCGCCTTCCCCTCAAATAACAATAGTTAACAATAGATTAAGACATCAATTTAGAGAATTATTGTTAGCTGAAGGGATTCAATGCACTTATTCGGAAGGTAACGTAAGAAGAAAGACAAAACTAAATAAAGAACCGCATGAAGGCGGATTTCTTCTTTTGATTAAAAATAGAAAAGATTTCTTTGAAAGGATATCTTTTATTCAGCCTTACAAACAAAGATCGTCTTTGTTGGATTACAAAGAACCGTTTTCTCTGCACCCCAAAATGATGCAAAGGATTGCTAATGAGATGAGGGTAGAGTCTTTTAGAAGAAATGTTTTCAAAGAAGAAGACCAAATAGACAAAAATCTTTCGAGAAAATTAATTGGTATAGGAATTGGTCATGATGGGATAACGCAAGCTGGACTTCTTGAAGTTGCTAAAAAAATGAATTTTGATCTTCCTTACGAATATAATGATTTTTATTTTTCGGAAATCAAATTTTTAGAGGAAACGGAAGAAGAAGTCGAAATGTATGATGTAGAAGTTTTTGACAACGAGCATCAATTTATTGCCAACGGTATTCTTACCCATAATAGCCACAGAACGCCCATTATTAATGGGTTAGACCTCCAGTGGTTAGATTTAAGCAAGAATACCAACCGTGACATGGAGTTTAGTGATTGGTTAAAGTTTCTGTTGGTTATGGCCTGTGCTGTATATCGTATCGATCCATCTGAGCTTGGTTTCCAATTCAAGGATCAAACTAATATATTCGGACAAGCCGGTCAGAAAGAACGATTGCAGCACTCTAAAGACAAAGGATTGAAACCTATCCTTGTATTCTTACAAGAAGTAATCAATTACTATCTTGTTTCTGAAATGGATGAAGATTTTGAATTTGTCTTTACTGGTGTGGATGCAGAGGATGAAGGCAGACAGGTCGAGATTGATGCTAAGAAGATTCAAAACGGTATGGTTTGCTTAGAGGATATTTTTGAAAAATACTCTGGACGAAAATTCAATCCCGAAACGGATACTATCCTGAATCAATCCTATCAACTTCAAAAGCAAATGCAGATGCAGCAGGCTATGTATGGTGGAGAAGCGATGAATGAAGAAGTGGATCGTCAGATAGCTTCGGAAGAAAAGGAAGATACACAGAAAGCCTTTAGTTCGAATCCTATCATGGATGCTGCTATGTCTTACATTGAGAAGAACTGGGGGGAATCGTGAACGTTCGATATGTAAAAAACATAAAAGTCGAGAAAATGCCGTTGGTGTCAAATATACATCATCATGTTGACCCTATGCGCTATCCTAAAGTACAAGAAGGTTATGAAGGGATGGCGCAGGTCATTTTCTCGACACAGATAAACAATATGTTAATGGATTTGACTAAGAAAATGGTCAGTCAAAAATCGAAGTAGTCTATGCTATTCACACCGGAAGAAATACAGCAGTTGTTTTTCATTGTCGATTATCGTATTGCACGAGTGATCGCCGATGTATTGGGAAAAGATTATCTTTCCCCAGACGACATAGATGTACTTAAAAGGTTCGATTTTGACCTAAAGACAGAAATTCTAAAAATACCACCTTACTGGCAAGCATTCATATTTGGACGGTTAGCAGCCATACTTTCCCCAGCACAGCTTTCTTCGCTTAATTTTGATGATTTGAGACAATATGTCGAGAAAGAACAATATCCACAATTGACAACAAGGGAAAAAGCAGAATACAATGCGTCTGCCATGCGCTCTTATTCTTATATAAAAGGAATGGGAAATAAAATAAAGGATTCCCTTTCTTCCACCATATCGGAAGAAGAAATGAAAATAGCTGTTGCGGAGCGAGAAAGGGAAGTTGAAACAGCTATTAAAGAAGAACTTTCGGAAGGGGTTCTAAAAAGAAAATCTGTTCAGTCTATAGTAAGTGCGCTTGGGCATAGATTGGACGAATGGAATCGTGACTGGGGACGTATAGTTGCTACTGAAATGGAGAATATTTTTCAGATAGGTACAGCCCAAATGATAATGAAGGATCATGGCATCCATGCTAAGGTGTATAAGCAAGTATATCCTGGTGGTTGTAAATATTGTATTAATGCTTACACAACAAATGGTATAGGTTCTAAGCCTGTTATCTTTGATTTATCTGAACTTATTGCCAATGGAACGAATATAGGAAAGAAGTCAAAGGACTGGAAACCAACACTTTATGTTTTGCATCCAAATTGCAGATGCAATCTTCGTTACATTCCAGATGGCTATGAATGGGATGACAAAACACAATCTTTTGAACCTAAAAAAGTGGAAGATAAAGATCGTGTTCAAAGGAAGTCAAAAGTGAAAATTACAGTAGGAACAAAATATTTCGAAGTGTAATGAAAACAAGGACAATTTTTAATTCTGGTTATATCAGCATACCTACAGTGGATAGCTCAAAATGGATAAAGGATATTCAAGTGGGTGATGTTATAAAGACTGTCTCTGGTTACAGGAGGGTGTGTAAGGTAGTCCAGTTTGAACCATCATCTATACCTTACGTTTTGGACGTGTGTTATATTACCGAGGACGAAGCCCTTGAAAAGGGGTATCGGGAAGATGCGTTGCATAGGATAACGGAAAATTCTTTTGTTCTGTGTGATAACAAGGTGAAAAAGGCTAATAGGATACGTCCAGGAGATGTTATTATGCTTAAAAATGGTTGCAAGGGCAAAGTAACCAACATTATACGAATACCTATTGATAATGTTTCGCAATATTTTTATAGTTTTGAACTTGATAAGCCGGACTTCTTTTTTGCAGATAATGTTTGCATCCCGGACGTAGTTTGCAGCAGTAATTCAAAATAAAATTTTTTAGATATGGGACTGAATTTGAAAGCGTTACTTGGTTTACAGACGCAAAAAGAAAAAATAGATGAGTATAAAGGACTTCTTAAAAAGGAAAGAGAAATAAAGCAAGAAGTAGATTCACTTGCGGAGAATTACTCTTTACAAAAGTCTCAATACGATTCTTTGAGAGGTAGCGACAATGCGGAAGCTGCTATGAAGGCAGAGAGTTGTTTCAGCGAGTTCTTGAAACAGCAATCAAAGGATTTAATGAGTGTTTACAATAGAAGAAATTCTATCCAGAAGTCGATTGAGAGACTGGAAAACGATGAAGATTTTGCTGAAATGGCAAAAGATATTCGTCACCTTTTTGAATGTCGAGAACTTTGGAAACAAGGATTGATTAAAAAATCGGTTTATTTTGATTTGTTCAAAGCAAAACAAGGAAAGGTGCAATTTGCCGATGTACTGGTTTTTAGAGGTGACAAACTCCTTATCTTGAACCGTGTGGGAGAAAAGGGAGCGGTATCGAACGATTGGTGTATTCCAGGGGGACATGTTGATCCAGGGGAAACTTTCTTGCAAGCAGCCAAAAGAGAGCTGTTTGAAGAAACTGGTATTGATATGTCGGAAAGTTTATTGATTCCTGTCGGTAAGTATATCCCCAAAAGAAAGGGGATAGAGATTCACTATTTTATGTGTCATATTGATGATCAGACACCAGTTAATATTCTTGTGGATGCGGAAGAGGAAACAGGGTCGGAATGGATCAATCCTTACACGGAACTTGATCTTTACAACTTCATTTTTGATATGAAGGATAATATCAAGCGCATTCTTGGTATTGAAGTGCCGGATGAATTTCAATTGGTAATGAAGTCATTCAAGGACGGGAAAATATCAAAGGAAGTATTTACTACCTATTGCGAGAAAAATCCCGAAAAACTGGAAAAATCAGCAAACAAGACTTTTTTCACACATGAAGAAAGAAAGGATTTGGCAAAGAAGGGTGAGGCAATGCCAAATGGGAAATATCCTATTAGAAATCGCCAGGATTTGAAAGATGCTATCCGTTTATCTGGTAGTTCTTCTATGCCGAAGGAAGATGTAAAGAAATGGATCAAGAAGCGTGCAAAAGAGCTTAATTTGGAAGACGAACTGCCGGAAGATTGGAAAGTTGAAAAAACAATGGACACGGAAGATGCTCATACATTGCAACGTGAATCTTTGGATGGAGAAACTAAAAATATCGTCCGTACAGAAGATGGAGTAGGAGAAGGCTGTTCTCATGAAGGAAAGATTGAGAAAGCCATTACTTTCAAGAGAACTGTTTGTGAAGAAAAAGAAGTGGAAGTCGAGGAAGAACCAAACAAATACACTTACGGAAACTTCCAAATCTCCTTTAGTGATAATGACGGAGGACATGGAGATAAGTTTGCCGATTTTTTAGCTACTTTCCAAAAAGTAACAAACTTATGTAAGCCTTTTTCTGTGGTTATAAAGACAGAAGATAACGGTGAACAAGAATGGAAATTTGGAACAAAATTCTGTTTAAACAGTGTCTCCAAAACAGAAGATATTAGAAAATCACAAGAGGACACTATTAATAAAGCAAAAATTGCTACTTCGAGATACATAATTGAATGTGTTGACAAAGGAGGTAATCTTAAAAATTTATTAGAGTATATCAAAAAGATAGGGAACAAAGGACATTCTTTTGGTATTGATGTGGATAAAGATAATTCAGATTATAAATCTTATTTTAGTTGGGATGGGGATGGTTCGGATTATATTGAATCCATTAAAGCAGAAAAAATAGAGCCTTTGTATAAGTCAGGTGAGGATGTTTTCAACAAAGAAACTTCTAAAGAAAACATTGAAAAGTCCGAAAAGAAAGATAAGAGTATTTTCAACACTTATCTTAATTTTCTGGAAGGAGCTAAAACGCGCCTTAAAAACATTCATTGGGGAGAGGAAGATAACTCGAAGCACGTTTATCTTGATGACCTTTCAGAAAATGTTTCTGAATTTGAAGATAAGATTGCAGAAGCCGGTCAAGCAGGATTCGGACGGTTTAAAGACGGAGAAATACAAGGTGATGAGGTGGAAGAATCTGATCCTATCGCTATTTGTCAAATGATTTTCGACAAGACGGTTGAGTTTAGAAAGGAGCTTGCTGGACGGGATGAATATAATGGCGAGGTAAGTTGGATCGATGATTTTCTTGCTACACTTAAGCAATCGAAATACAGATTGCAATTGCATTAATATAAAAGGTATAGATTGTGATAATTATTAATAAAAGTTAAAATATTGGGTTATTGCGATTTATACCTAATTTTGCAGTATTTTTGAGTGTAGTTATTACGTTTATATTTAAACTCAACAACCATAGAATGTTTGATAGTTTCAAATTATATGTAGATTTGGATTTGGAAAAGGCTAAAAAGGATGATTCTGCGAATGAATCTCCATATTCTAATATGGTCTTTTCTGGCGTTGCTTCCGATTCTTCAAAGGATGACGAAGAAGAAGTATTAGAACCGTCTGGGTTTATATATGATAGATTTTTAAAATCAGGACTATTCAATCTTGATCATTTGCCAACAAGATCGCCTATTAACAAAAGTAGATTTTGGATAGGCGAGCCTATTGAAGCCTACGTGAGAGATAATAAGTTTTTTGTGAAAGGTAAATTATGGGAAAAGTCACCAGAAGCTCGCGCTTTTTGGGATAAGGCTATTGAGATGAAGGAATCCGGTTCAACAAGAAAGCCTGGAATGAGCGTTGAAGGTAAGGCTTTGGAAAGAGATAAACGGAATCCAAAAAGAGTGACAAAAGCCCTTATTACAAACATAGCGTTGACTATGACGCCTGTTAATACCAAAACTTATCTTGATATTGAGAAAAGTAAAGGGAACAGGGGGAACGATTTGTTGGAAATGCAAAAATCCGCTATCCTTTTTGAGTATTGCACCGAAAATGGGATAGTTCAGATAGATAATAATTTCAAGGTAAACTTCCAAAAGTCTCATTCTTTTGATGTGGAGTCTTTTTGGGAGATTTACAAATCGGTACAGGAAGGAAGATTGGATAGAAGTGTACTTAATACACTCGTAGAAAGAGTTCGACAATAATTTTTAAATAGATAGTGAGTATTATGTTAGACTTGAATGAAATTAAAAATGATCCACTATACAAGGCACTTGAAAATTCTGGTTTCAGTGCGGAAGATATTGCTTCTATGGTGGAAAGAGGGGATGTAACTTTTGAGAAGTCTAAAACGGTTGCCGAGATGAAGGATTCTGAAAAGAAGGAAGAGAAAAATATCGGTGACGACAAGAAGCATGAAGATGCCCTTAAAGAGGACGTAAAAGAGGACAAGAAAGACGTAAAGGATTTGAAAGAAGACATCAAGGAAAAAGAAGATAAAGTTGAGAAATCTTTCTCTATGGAAGATATGAAATCTTTCGGTGCTTCTTTGGCTGCCAATATCGTAAAAGGAATGACAGAGGTTATGAACGAACGTTTTGGTAACATTGAAAAATCTTTGGAAACTTTCGGCGCACAAACTCCATCTTTCAAAGGTGTTCAGACTTCTGCCGTTTTGGAAAAATCTATGAAACCAGAAGTGGACGAAGAAGGAAAGACTTTGTTGTCTGTCACTAAACAGCGACCTTTAGTTACTGCTGCCATCAATAAGGCTATTGAAAACGAAGGAGAAGAACTTGAAAAATCCATTGGCGATGATGCTTTAGCTTTCTTGGCAGATACGCAAGCCGAAACTATTGGCAAGAACTTGGCGAAGTTCATGTACGAAAAGTATAATATCAAGTTCCACAAGTAAGAAACAATTCGATTGAATATAATATAAAATATTGATAATCATGGAATTATACAATTATAATGATTTGGCAGCTTTTGGAGGTAGCAATAATGTTGCTGACGTGTTGAAAGCTATGGAAGCCGGCTTACAGACTGGTATGCAATACAACGACCAGATTAACAATGGTGGAGGTTTGAAAATAGAATCTTTGGATGCTTACATCAAGGTTCTTGCCAACCGTTTGAATCAGTTGGTCGTTTATAATGAAATGCCGAAACAGAGAATCGAGAATACGGTCCATCAGTACAACCAGTTGTACAAATATGGTGAAGATGTAGGTATCTTCAACCGTGAAGGTGAAACACCGGAAGAAACCGATACTCAATACATTCGCAAATCTATTATCGCTAAGTTCATGGGATTGACAGGGCAGGTAACAGACCCGGCAATGTTGGCGAAGTTGGCAGGTGGTATGAATATGTACACTCGTGAGGTACAGAACAAGACAACTCTGTTACTTACTTTGATTGACACTAACTTGACGAGTGCGGATTCTACTTGTGTGGAAGAAGAATTTGATGGCATTTTCCGTCAGCACATGATGGGTGTCGCTTCTGCTGATCGTGGTTCTACGGAAGGTATGAGCACAGAACAGATTTTGGATGCTTATTATGGCTCTGCTGCCGTTATTGACGCACAGGGTGGTATTTTGACTGATGCTTTGGTTGAAGATGCTGCTGATGCTGTTGTAAACGTTTACAATGGTTATATCGACCGTATCGTTTCTGCTCCGGTTGTATTTAACAACTATGTGAAGAAATTCCATGAATCGAAACGCGTTGTTGTCGGTATGGCTAACAGTGTTGTAGGTGCAACGATGGGTCAGTCTGTAAACAATATCGTAACGCAGTTTGGTAGCGTTGCAGTTAAGAGCGATAAGTTCTTTGACGTTCGTAAACCTATTAAGGCAACTGCTACAGCTACTTCTCCGAAAGCTCCGGCAACTCCTGCTGCAGGTGGAACAAAATCGGCTGTTACTGCAGATGCTAAAACCAACTTTACATTACATGCAGGTTCTTATGGCTATCTGGTAACTGCAAAGAATCGCTATGGCGAATCTGCTCCGCTTAAATTGACAGATACCGCTTTGGCTGTTGCAGCTAATCAGTCAGTTGACTTACAATGGACAGCCGGTGTAGGTGGAGCTTATCAGGCTACCGCTTATGTGGTTTATCGTACTAAGAAAGTAACTGCTTTGACAGACACGACAGAATATTATCCTATCTTTACTATTCCGGCTTCTATGCTGGCTGCTGGATATGATGGTGCTGCTGCAACTAAAGTTCGTGACCGCAACCGTATCATTGCAGGAACTAAGTCTGCTTTGATTTACTACAATGATAGCCAGATCAACGAATACTTGCAGTTCGGTGACACTCGTAAGATCGACTTTGCAATCACTGCTCCGTCTCGTAGATTTGCAATTTTGAACTACGGCACTCCGGTTTTGTATCAGCCCGCTAAGATATGTCGTGTCATCAATATCGGTGATGAAGGCTTAGGTGCATAAGAGATCATAGGAACTAAAATAAACAAGAGGGAAGGAAAGGGTTCTTGGCAACATCTTCCCTTCCCTTAATAATTTAAGTTTGAAATATGGTAACAATCGTATCAACAATCTATAAGAACACTGTTATCCAATTTGGAGATGAACTTGTGAAGTTTACGAACGGTAAGTCAACCGTAAAGGATGAGACTTGGGAATATATCAGAACGGGCGGCTTTAAAGGAATCACTTCTTTGGAAGATGCAGAGAATTTGGAAAAGGAAAAATCTGAAAGAGAAAAGGATGATGAAGCCACTATCAAAGTTCTGAAAGATGAGTATGACTTTGAAATCAAACGTTTGAACGGTATTATCAGCGACAAGAACGCTCAAATTGAAAAAATGAAACAAGCTGCTGATGTTTGGAGAAAAGAGTGTGAAAGATTGATGAATGGTGGAAAGCCAAAAGAAATAGAAGAAGAGAAAGAGAAAGAAGAAAGTTCTTATAATGAAGAAGAAATTGCTTCTTTGAAAGAAGATATGTCCAAAATGTCTTTCGAAGATTTGAAAACTCTTGCTATTGAAAATGGTATGTCTAAGCAAAAGGCAGGAAGATTCAAAGAAGAAGATCAGAAGGACGAACTTATCAATGCGATAATTTCTTTACCTAAAAAATAAAAGGTTATGCCGGGACAACTGACGTTTACAATAAAATATAAAAAGAACACAGGATCGGTCATTTCGGTAGCCGAAATGTGGAACAACTACTTGTATGGTATCACTATACAGGCTGGAACTGGTACGGCTTTTTCTGATGATGCTCTTAGAACTTATCTTAGTGCAGCGCAGAGAGAGGTTGAGAACTATTTCAATCTTAAATTTGTAAAACAGTTGGTTGAATCGGAAACGCATTCTTATTACAGGACAGATTATTTTCAGCAATTCCCTATCATACAAACCAACTGTCCTGTAAGAGTTCCTCTTGCGCTAACAGGTATGTTGAATAAGATGGAGCAGATTATTTATCCGCAAGCATGGCTTACATGTGAAAAGGATATGGACGGGATAGGGAAACGGAGAATGAGTGTAGTACCTACTGGGGCAAGTTCGGTCAGGGGAAATGCCGATGTTATTCTTACAGGTATAACAACTCAAATAGGATTTCAACGGTACACAAACATACCGGACTATTGGGATATTCAGTATATAACCGGATTTGATTTGGATAAAATGCCGGTTGATTTGATAAATCTGGTCGGGAAACTTGCTTCATTTGGCCCGTTAAATATCGCAGGTGATATGATATTCAGCCTTCCTGGTATTGCGTCCATGCACCTGGAGATAGACGGACTTAGACAATCCATAAACTCTACTGCTTCTGCTGAAAATGCAGGGTATGGGGCACGTCTGAAACAGTATCAGAAAGAAATAGAGGAAACGGTAGGACGGATAAAACTTGTGTACGATCAGTTTAAATTTTTGGTATTATAAGGAGGACGTATCGTGGCAAAAAGCATTTTACAATCACCTATTCCGGCTTTAAGCAATGCAAGTCCTGAATTTATGCGTTCAGAGTTCGATTCTGCTGTGTATTTGAAAGGATATGAGGTGGTAATCGAAAAGGCTTTGAGATGTCCTTGTAACGCGCCAGATTCTCCTTTGACGGATTGTCAGAATTGTTTCGGCACAGGATATTTTTATGTGAACCCTGTAAGCACACATGCACTCATAACCGGAATAAACGGAAACAACGACTATAAACGTTGGTCGGAAGAACTGATAGGAACTATCAATGTAACGGTGACGGATACAGATAAACCGAATATGGGGTATTTTGACAGGATCACAATTCAAAAGGAATATTCTTATTTCAGCGAAAATCTTCCTGTCAGAACAGACGGAGAGAACTTTTTCATATTTACTACTTATAAGCCGTTATCCATATACAGCATACATGTGTTTGATGGTTCTACGATGCCTTTAAGACAACTTTCAGTGGCAGATTACAAAGTAAGTGATGCGAATCCTTATTGCATAATTTTGACTGCTGATATGGCTTTAAACCCAGTTGTGAGCGTTTATTATCAGCATCAACTGGAGTTTCATGTATTGGATTTCCCACACGAAGTACGTGCTTCATGGAAAAAGAATAAGGAATCAGGACAATTGGAAAGAACAAGGCTTCCTATCCAGGCGGTAGCAAGAAGAACGCATTTGATAGTCTCTGAAAAGCCTAATTTTGATGGTTCGGGCGTTATTTTGAACGATAACATACAAATGAAAGTGGTGGAATGATTTTACCAATAAATATAGATTTAGGTGATCTTGTGGAAGAGTTTAATCTTTCAGGGGATCAATCTGTGTTTTTAGGTTCTTCCATTATTGATGCGGTTGTCTCGGAATATCAGCTTAGGTGGCAAAATCTTATATCAAGCAATCTTCATAAAACAAGGAATGAATATAAAAGGGGAGTTTTCATAGAAAGAGAATCCCCTTTGTCCGTTACATTTGGGTTGACAAACAGAGAATCTTCTATTCCTTTAATGATAGAAGAAGGGCAACCACCTTTTGATGAAAAAGAAGGATTTAGAAATTCCCCAAAAAGAAAAGAAGCGGAAGGTGGAGGTTGGTACATTGATATTCCTTTCCGTCACGCAACTTCGGAAGCGGTAGCGGATTCTGGATTGTTTTCAACTATAATGCCTCAACAGATTTACGATGCAGTTCGAAAGACAGGAAGATTGGGAATTGGAAATTTACAAGGAAGGTTTGCCGAAAAAGGAGAGAGGAAAGAGATAAACAGGTTGGGAGTAAACAAACCATCTTACATGCACAAAGCACCTATTTATCAAGGCTTGACGAAAGTAAACATTGCTTCTACTGCAAACGAAACAAGAAGTGGTTACTTTACATGGAGAAGGGTAAGTGATGCTTCTGATCCTAACAGTTGGTGGAATGGTGGTATTATTCCATATAAGCTCATGGATAAGGCTCTTGAACAAGCTAAAATAGATGTTGTCGCGGATAGGGTTATAAACGAATTTTTAAAGGCTATTTAGTTATGATACAGATAGTTAAAATAAAAAAGATTGTAGAAAGTTGTTTGGAATATGTTCAGACTGACTTTGAAAGTAAAAACAATGAAAAGGATTCTTTCTTGTATAAGGTGTTGGGAGACACGCAGGATGGTTCTTACAACTTCTATGAGCAGGCAAAGAATTTGTTTTTGCGGAAAGAAACAAACCCTAACAACATAAAGGTATTGCTGGAATATCCGAAGGACAGAGCAGGACTTCCATCTTATGTGATTCGTGAACCGGGAAAGAAAAGTGGTATCGCTAATTCTATAGGTAAGATAGAATCTTTTATGGGTGGCGTTCCTATGTACAGAGATACAAGACAGTATGGACTGGAAATTATGTGTTTTTCTGTAAATATGAACGAATCAATTTTGATGTCAGAAATTTTGTATGCACTTTTACTTGGTTCTTGGGATTTATTGGCTTCTCAATTTCTTAAAATAGAGTTTTCCATGAAAGAACTGATGATGGAGAACCATTTGATGCCAACTCCTATTTTTATCCGTTCTATCGGATTGGAATTATCTTCGGAAGAAATAGCTCCAGGGCTTGTGGACACTACTTTACTTGGAAAGATCCTCTTTGGAAAGGTCAACCAAGTGGATAGTATTGCTCTTGGTGATTCGACTGCTACAGATGGGCTTCCTGGGGTGGAATCGGAAATTAAAGGCAGTTGGTAGTACATTGATTGAAAAATGATTACCTTTGGAAAAACAAATTTGAAGAAGGGATGTCTATTGCTAATCATTATTTAAATCTTCAACCATTGTGGGAAGAGGAAAATATGGAAAAGCGATCCACATTACCATCTAACTATTTGGAGAGGATAGAGGGAATAAAATCATATAAATTCGATATATAATTAATTGGAAATCAATAAGTTATGAGTACATCTTTTATTTTCAATAACAAGCAAGTAACACTTCCGGGTGTTTATAGCCGGATAACTACGTCAGAAACATCGCCTGCCAGAACGCTTGATTATGGTCGTTGCATCATAGTTGACACTGGTGTTTATGGTGCAAATTGGTGCGGTGGTTCTGGTGTAGCTGGAGAAAACTATCAGAACTTGGATGCAGTTTACAGATTTGATACTTTGGCAGAGTTTCGTTCTTTCATGAAAGGCGGTATGTATTGGAAAATTGCAGAGGCACTTTTTACACCGGACTATTCAAATCCTGCCTCTACTGGTATTTCACAGCTTTTGTTTGTTAGAGCTGCACAGACAACTTCTGCCACTATCACTTTTACAACAACGGCAGGCGGAACATTTGAAGTTAAAACTTTGGACGAAGGAAAGGGAGCAAATGGTACACTTTCGGAAGCTGGCAATCTGATTACTGGTTATGGAGTTTCTATTGTGGCAGGAGAAGATGATCCTGAAAAATGGATCATGAAGTTTTACGTTGGTTCTTTTACTGGTTATGCAGAGGATGGTTATCCTATTGGAGAAACACCGGAAGATCAAGCAGCACCTACTTTAGTATTGCAGTCACCAGAATTTGACAATATCCAGACTTTGATTGATTGGGCTAAATCAGACTCCAACTTTGCTAATTTGTTTGTTTTGACGAGCAATGCAAAGAAAGAAGGTGAAGGAACTGTAGCGGAAAACGACGTAACAACGGCACTTGTAGGAAAGAAATTCGTACTTGCAAAAGGCGGTACGGAAACTTATAATGTCGATTGCATGACACAGGCTCTTGCTGCTATCACAGGGTTGGATTATAGTTTTGCTCTTACAGATCAGTTTGGACAAAATGCGGATTCTGCGTTACAGAAACAGTATATTGCCCACATGAACAGCCAGGCAAAATACACCCATTTCTTGTTTGTTGGAGGATATGCTGATGCTGCTAATTTCTCTAAATCACTTGATTTGGCAAAAGGCTTTAATAGTGAGCTTGTCCAGTTGGTACATGGAGGCGCAGGCATGACTTCCGGTATTACAGGTGTAAAAACACGTTGGTGGGGTGTAATGTATAATTTGTGTTGTATCTTGGGAAGAACAGCCGGAAAACCGCCTTATATTCCTGTTACAAACAAGACGATCGGTATTGACAAATTACAGCATACTTTGAGTGAAGTTGAAAAAACGAAGGCTTTGGATGCTGGTATGCTTGTGACGGTTTACAATGACTACACTAACAATTTTGTTGTGTTGCAGGGTGTGAATACTTTGCAAGATAACAAGGTGTTATTCAACTCCAATGGTCAGAGCCACAGCATTCAGTTCATGCGTATTGTCGCACAGATTAACAAGGAATTGGTTGTAAATGCTTCTATTGATCTGCTTGGGCAGGAAAACGGTGTAAATGTCAATACTTTGTCTGCTGGCGCGGTGAAGGACTGGACGGTTGCTTATTTGCAGTCAAGAGTAGCAACGGAAGCTCAGGACAACTTGCTTCTTTCTTTCAAGGATGTTGTCGTAACAAGACAGGAAGATGCTTGGTTTGTTACTTACAAGATCGTTGTTAACAATGAAATCAACAAGTTGTTCTTCACAGGCTTCTTAATTCGTGGATAATAATTCTAAAACATAGATATTATGCAGACATTCAGTGCACCTATGGCATATATCAAGATCGGCAACGAAACAGCCGGTTTTGTTAGAAATATAACTGTACAGGAACAAATTAACCGTGTGGATGTACAGGGATTGGGTAGTTTGCCTATTCAGGAAATCCCGCCGGTTTCTTACAGATGTTCGGCAACGGTAGATCAGTTCTTTTTGTCTTTTAAGGCTCCGGTAGTGGAAGCGATGATTCACCGTCTGGGGACTTTGCAGGAGGTTTTGGACACCCTTACATTTGCAGAGCAAGGATTCTCTATCATGATTTATAAGAAATTGGTACAGAATTTTGACGACTCTCGTAAGATGGTAACAAGCGTTGACCCGACAGGACAGACAATTGCTCTTTTGACACCTTGTTTCATTGAGAATCAGAATTGGCAGTTGCAGGAGCAATCCGTTTCAAGTTTTAATGTTAACATACGTTATCTTAACCCGATTGTAACTGCTGAATATTAACTACATTTAACAAGATAAGTTGTAAAATTTGTTAATATAAAGGTTATGGATTGATTTTGTAAGAATAAAATAAGTTGCTATATTTGCTTCGTTGCTGTGAAGCAATTACATTCAATCTTATTATTCATAATAAAGGAAGGTGGACGTTTGTCCACCTTTTGTTTTTAGAAATTATTATTATTATATTTGTTTGGATTATAATTTTTACTATCTTTGTGGCGTGTATTAAAAATTCAATTTGTTATGAGTAGTAGATTTAAAAGTTTAGATGATCTTGATGCTGCTTTCCCTACAGAAGAAAGTTGTATAAGATTTTTGGAAGCCCTTAGATGGGAAGATTCTTATCCTATTTCTCCTTATAGTAGAGAATCTAAAGTTAGGCTTCGTGGTAATGAGTATATTTGTTGTGATACAAATAAGGCTTTTGATGTAAAAACGAAAACTATCTTTTTTAAGACATCAATTCCACTTATAAAGTGGTTTAAGGCTTTATGGCTGGTTTTGTATGATGATACAATAAATTCTGTTGAAATGGGCAGAAAATTGGAAGTAACTCAAAAAACAGCTTGGGAGATGATGAGACGAATAAAATTTTGTTTAACTAATTCAAATTGTAAATGATATGATTAATAAGATTGAGTGTAAAGGTGTTCTGCAATTAGGCGGTATGTCGATTTCTTGCTATGTTCTTGAAAACGGAATGAGGGTTTTGTCGGGGAGAGGTATGCAAGAAATTTTAAGAATAACGGACGAAAAACAAGGTGGGACGAAATTGCCTACTTTTTTAAACAATTCTACAGTTAAGCCTTTTATTTTTAGAGATTTAGAGTCGGGACGATTTCAGCCTTTAGATTGCTATCTTGGGAATCAAAAGGTAAATGGATATGAAGCTACTGTGTTGGTGGATATTTGTGATGGAATGCTTGAAGCAAGAAAGCATATTGAATTGAGTGACAGACAAAAAATAATTGCAGATCAATGTGAAGTTTTGGTTCGGTCTTTTGCCAAGGTTGGAATCATATCTTTGGTAGATGAAGCTACAGGTTATCAATATGACAGAGAGAGGTTTGAGCTTCAAAAAATCCTTAACGCCTATATATCGGACGAAATATTGAAATGGCAACTTACTTTTACAGATGATTTTTATAAAAATATATATCGTTTATGGGGGTTGCCATTTATCCCTAAATATATTAGAAACAAGCCTTCTTTTATTGGAAAGCTAACAAACAAATATATTTATGAATTGCTTCCGCAGGGTGTTGTAGATAGAATAAAAGAAAAAACGGGCAAAACTTCAAAGGGGAATTGGAAATATAAGTGGCATCAATCTTTGACACCAGAAATAGGGAGAGAACATTTGAAGAAGCAGATTATAGAAGTTACAACATTGATGTCTGTTTCTCAAACGAAAGAACAATTTGACGATCTGTTCCAATTGAAATACAAAACACCTCCTATTCAGTTACAGACAGAATTTGAAGAAAATTCAAAAGAAGAAATTTGTGATGAATTTGATTCTTCTATGAGTAAAATCATAAGGACTTCTTTTGAATCAAATAAAGAGAAAGGGAATGAGTAATTTTTTCAGAAAGCGGAATGAAAATTCCGCTTTTCTCTGTTTTATATGTATATTTGTGCGTATCAATCAATTAATCATAAAAACAAAGTATGGGAACAAAAGAAATTACAGTAAAAGGAAGAAAGTACGAGATTCAATTTCCTAATGTAGGACAGTATTACCAGATCGAAGTAAACAAACAAAGACTGGGGAAAGGGAGTTACAACTCATTGATTGGCAATCCTACTATTACAGCGCAGCGTGCGTTGGATATGATTGATGTTGAGGCAACTTTATCCGTTCTTTGTCCGCAGTTGGTTGCGGATTTGAAGGTAAAAAGTTTCTCGGAACTTGGATTGAAAGATTTTAAGGAGATCAGCGATATTTACATGAACGAGGTGTTCCCTTTCTTGAAAGAGGCTGAAAAAATACTTTCTTCTGTGGACTGATGAACCGGGAAGAATATAGGAATTTCGTCATAAAATGGAATAACACTTTCCCTATTGACAGGTGGTTTAGGAACAAGCACAATATTCCTTTTCTTTCGGAAGAACATAAGAAGTGTGATTTCTTTACTGAACTTATGGAGTTCGAAGAAGAAAAGGCATTTTATGAACTTAGTCAAGAAAAGAAAGAAAAAGAGGAAAGAGCGCAAGAATATATCCCCAATATCGGGGATTGGTTGAAAGCACCGGAAGGTGAAATTTCGGAACAAGATACTGCCTTCTATGAAGATCAGATGTTTAAGATGATAGAGATGGAGCAAAAGGCAAAAGAAAATAAAGAGAAAGATGGCTGATAACGAAAAAAGACTTAGGGTGTCGGTAGATGTCTCTCAACTTAGGTCGGTCGGGAGAGATGTTGAGAATATGCAACGAAGAATAGTCGAAAACAATAACGACATTATTCGTCAGCAGAACGATGCGCTCAACCAACTTAGGGAACAATTGAACCTTTTGGGACAGCAAAATTCCGAAAAGGGTAGACAGACTGCAACACCCACACGTCCAGTTATCCAATCTACACCACAACCGGAAGGAGAAGATCAAGAAACTGCAACACCTACACGAAGGAGAAGAAAAAAGCAACCGGAAGCGGACATTTCGGGAGAAAGAGGTGAATCCTATCAAGATAGAGGCACGAGAGCTATCGACTTGTCAGCTTTGCTTGGTGTAAATCAAGAAGGCTTTCGTGATATTGTGGAAGCCATTTCTTCCGGTAATAGTGATTTGTCTGATATAACAAAGCAAATTCTCCAAAACGTACAAGCAGGAGCACGTGCTTTAGAGGGAATACAAGAAGGTGTCTTTTCTATTGATGAAACTTTGTACAATCAAAGAGGTACTTCTGCGGGTGGATCGGGAATACAGTCTATTCCAGTGCCCACACCATCACCAGTGCCAGCAAGAGAAGAAACACCTATTACAAGAGAAAGAAGGGAAAATGTACAAAGAGGAAGTGACAGAAGTACAGCTACTAACATTGCCACAAGAGTGATTTCCGGTGTTGGAGCTACATTCCAAAGTCCTGTTGCTATGGGTGGAGGACTTATATCTTCTTTGGGCGGAATTGCAGGAGAAGGTCTTTCTTTGATACCTGGTGTGGGGGGGATTTTGAGTGGTGTAACTACTGCGGTCGCTAATGTCATGGCGGGAATTTTCACTACATCTGTTGAAAAGGCTATGGAAGCGCAAAAGAGAACCATACCTTATGCGCAGACAATGGGCGTTTCCGCAGGACAAGCCATGCGCACAGCTTTTGGAGAAGGTAGTTATGCTGCTGGTGCTCTTGGAATGAATGTAGGAGAGTATATTCAAAGACGCACCGCACTTATCCGTGCCGCCGGAGGAAAGGAAGAAACGGTTGCGCCTGTCCCAGAAACGCAAAGTCTGATGGCTGTACAGCGTTTATATGGACTTAGTGATCGTACTGTAATGGGAATGCAAGGGGCGATGCGTTTTGCCCGTACAGAGGAAGGACAAACAGCTTCTTCATCTGCTATTATCCGTTCATTTGAGCAGACAATGAAACAGCTTCAAATTCCTCTTAGTGAGATTGCCTCTACAATGGATGAAAGTATGACTACCTTTATCCGTTCTGCCGATGATATTCTTTCTCGTACAGGTGAAATAGATGCAGCAAGCATAGCTTCTATCATGCGTGCTGTTCGTTTGCAGACCGGAATGGAAGGTAGGCAATTGGAGCGCGTACAGCAGGCTTTCATGGGACAAGGGATTTCACAAGATGATGTAACTCAAACTCTTTTGTTCCGTGCTGCTCAACAGGCTACAGGGGCGATGAATCCTTCCGATGTTCTTGCTGCTATGGACGATTTATCAAGAGGCGAAGGGGATAAAAATATAATGAAGCGGTTTCTTGAATCATTAAAGGAGATATCGGGAGGAAGTCTTGAAATGCTTCGTCACTTGATGCGAGGTGCTTTCACAAATCTTTCTTATACGGACATCAACAAGATAACAGAGCGCAGGGATATTGATTTTGGAGAGTTCTTTGAGAAAATGGAAGAATCCAGACAAGCACTTAGGAGGCAGAACGATCCGACAAACAGATATGAACCCACTGCTGCCGAAAGAACGGTTACGTCTGGTGAAAAGATGATGTCTACCTATGAAAATAGAATGATTGGAATTGGTGAAGCAAATATAGACAGGTTGGGCAAAATGTTGAACGCCATAAATGGAATCTACAATAGCATAACGAGTTTCCCTACTGCTGTTGAGAATTTATTTACACGATATAAAGATGCTCTTGACAAGGGAGATGGAGTTATGGAGACGGCAGCAAGAATGGTTTTGCCGAATTTCCCAGTCATTATGATGGAAGAGTTTTTAAAAAAGATGATTAGATCGGAGGAATAATCTATGACAGAAAAAGACAACAACAAAACAAGTGTACCACCAATATATCCACTTCCAGCGTATAGGTATTCTACCATACAGGATTTTATTGATGTATGGCAAAAGGTTGTTCCTACTGGGAAGAAAAAATACACTCCATCTGAATTATTGAAAGTAAAGAATGAAAAGGGGGTTTCCAATCTTGATATTATTTGGGGGACTTATGACAAAGAGGAACAAGCGAAATACAAAAGCGATTATGATTCCGGCACATTGCCTTACGTAAAGCAAGGGACAACTTTGTTCTGCCCGAAAGATGATACGCCATTGTCCCTTACAAAAGCTGCAAAAGAAGGACAATTTGTATCACAAGGAAGTTTCAAGGCTTATTGGGGAGAAAACTATGAAAGTCTGATAAGTGATGAAGAATATTTGCCCGATACAAGTGTAACTTCCTCACTCAAAGGGACAGGAATAAATGCTAAGATAATTTCCATGAACGTAAGGGTATGGGTATATATTAAGGCTTTGGATAAGGTTATGGACTTATCCCCTTACGTTTTGCAGGTGGTAACGACAAAATCAAAACAGACGGGAGAATTTACCATTCTCCTATCACCCTTTTATGCCAATGAAAGTTCTTTTGCTTTTGGAGAGTCTATTGTGGAACAGTTTAATCTTGTTTCTAATAGCGGAGCACAGGTCAAGTCTTTTCAAGAAAAGTTTATTCAAAACAACGATATAGTCTTTATCCGGTTTGAACGTTTGAAAAAGGAAAAATCAACGGGAGATTTGGATTTAGGAAAGCAAGTGAACTTGGAAATCCCTGTTTCTAAAATAGCTAAAAACAACATTTGGGATATGATAGGTTTTGTGGACACTTGTACATCCTCTTTTGCAGCACAAGGAAACGTAAAATCTATCACTATAGATGGAAGGGATATAAATAAACTTTTTACAGAGGATGGCTGCTATTTTATCCCGTTGCTTAACGCTACTGATACGTTTTCTCATTGGTACGAAATGAGTGAGGATAGTATTTGGTTCAAAAGGAACGTTCTTACAGGAGCTTTTTCAAATCTTTTGTGGTCATACGCAGAAAAGCCTATACGGGAGTGTCTATGGTTTATTGTAAACGTCATGTCAACAATAGGAATAGCCAAAAATAGTGTATTTGATTCCTGGCAAGACAAAAGAACAGAAGGGTATGATATTGGAGCAAAGGAAAAACGTCCTGTTAATGGTGTTTGGCAGATAGTAAAAGTATTTGTGGAGGATATTCTCGAAAAAAGAGTTCTTATCGATTCTTCTATTGCCAATCCGAACGGCACGTTATTGGAGTATATGACAAGGGTATGCCAGTTCCCTTTGGTGGAATTTTACTTTGACACCTATATTAATACGATAGATATAGTTGTAAGACAGCCTCCATTCAATAAGGATGCTATTTTGGGAGCTTATAAGAACGGGCAGTATGTGACGATTACTTCTGGCAATTTGCAAGGATATGATTTGTCTTATGATACAAGAAGTTATTCTTGGTATCAGTTAAGAGTGATGGACAATCATGCCGGACAAAGAAACACAACAAGTCTTGCTTTTGTTCCTATTGTGTATTTGGATGATTATGCCGAAGTGTTTGGTAATAAGAAAATGTCTTTTACAGACCAATATTTGAACTATAAGGAAACGGACGGAGTAAACAAGACGCAGACATTATCCAATTTTCAAGAAGCAGCATTGAATGATCTCATATATATTCTGGAATCAACAGCTTACCTTCCTTTCACAAGGACAGGTACAATTATAATAAATGGCGACAGACGGATAAAGGTTGGCACTTTCGTTTATTTTGAGCCAACAAATGAATTTTTTTATGTATCTTCTGTTGTCAATAATGTTTCTTTCTTAGATGGAAATTTACAAAGACAGACCATTATACAAGTAGAAAGGGGTATGTACGTGCCAATTCTTTCCAATTCTTTCTCTTCTGTAAAGGATAGACAGGATAATGCAGGGAAAGAAAGTAAAGATGTGAAACCGGATTATTTCAAATTGGTTGATTTGACTGAAATGAAAAATGCAGTCAAAGTAGCTCAAAAAGATCAGATCGCTACGCTTGTTTCTCCAAAGGTGGATAGGGATCAGTTTGAATATTTTCTTAATCGTAAGATGTTCAGTTAGTTATGGCAGGTGGAAAAGTAAGAAAATTGAATGCGTCCCCCGAAGCAATTTCATTCGGGTTCATTGTTGTTCCCAATGGAGTGGACAGGGATTTGTATGTGGAAACTTGTTTAAGGAGAGGTCGTGTTTCTGTCATGGGAAATGGGGGAGCTTTCTTTCGGGATATTTATATAACAAATGAAGTTTTGGCTAATATCGAGTTCCCGGAGAAAGAAAATGAACAAGGGTCGGCTGTAGTGATAGCGAGCAACCCGTATGACGGTGTTCCTATTGTGATAGGGAGCTATCCGAGAAATGATCAGTCTCCTATGTGGAAAGAGAATACATTCCAGTTCAGAAAGACAGTAGGGAATGTGACTGCATCCTTATCGGTTGATCCGGCTAATAATGCAGTAATTGTTTCTATCAATTCTCCTAAAAAAGCATCCGTAAAGGTACTTGCTACAGGATCAGAAGAATCGGAGGTAATTGTTGAATCCACTGGAAGCGTGAATGTGACCGGAGGAACAAATGTTTCCGTAAAGGGATACACACAGATAGAGGCAAAGGTTGTGAATCCAGAAAAACCGGAAGAAGAGGAAAGAAAAGTCTCTATGGATTTGGAAAAGGTTTATTTTCATTGGAAAACGGAGGAAATGGAACAATCTTTACAAGTGGATAATTCCGGTGTATCGGTAAAGATTGGGGAAGATGTACAAAGCACGATAACGAAAGAACAGTTAGATTTGAAAACGGGAGCATCTACTTTGAAAATGAACAACGATATTATTGAGTTCAATGGTGGGGGATTGAAAGGTCTGGTTGAACTGGATAATCTTACAAGTAAATTGAATGGTTTTGTAAATACATTCAATTCCCATACCCACAATGTTCCGGCAGGTTCATTTCTTGTTGGAGCAACGGCTGGCGTGCCAAGTCCCGCTCCTGTTCCCGTTACATCTCCCATGCAATCGGCGCAAAGTTTTGTTGCTTCTGATTATGAGAATGAAAAGATAACACAGGGTTAGGATATTGGGAAGAAATTCGTACTTTTGAACAAGTTAAAATTATAAAGCCGTGGCAGTTTTGGATCCAGTGGTAAAAACAGCAAAATCGACACTTAAAAATTTGGGTCGCTCCATGATGGCAGCGCAGTTCCCGAATGATTTTGAAGTGTATATGTGTTCTTTGGAGTTGGCAGATTCCAAAGGGAACACAATTGATGTCTTTACTTTCCCTATTAGCCCGGAGAGTATAGATAAGAGTGAACCTAAAAGAACTACGGTAGTCAACACGGCAGGAGGCATAACAGTACTTACTTCTCCTGTTTTTATGCCGCAGACAATTACGATAAAGGGAAACTTTGGAAGGACATTCAAGATTCTTTTAAGTGGTTCCGATAGCGCTTCATTGACTGGTGCGGCTTTCAGTATTTCAGCAGGGAAACGCTATCTTTATCAGTTACAGGGAAAGTCTACAAGCTCTCTTAAAATGCCTTCTTTCGATGCCGGCATCAAAACAGGATATGGTTGTATCAAGATATTACAATCTATCATAGATAAAAGCAACGGAGTGGACGAGAACGGGTTTCCCATGAAACTTTTCTTCTGTAACATGGCACTTGGAGAAAGCTATCTTGTTACGATTCCACCGCGTGGCGTTAATTTCAGTCAGAGCATATCAAAGAATATGATATGGGAATACAATCTTGAAATGACTGTTATAGCTCCTTTAGAAGCGGTTTCGGGAACAAGTGGTAGTAAAGGTTCGCTTTTGGAAATGTGCGCCTCTAATGTGATACAAAAGGGCATAAATGAATTTGCAAGTTCAATCTCTAAAGGTTTGTTGGGCAATGGATGATGCTTTCGAAAAATTTTACAACATAACGGGATATGATATAAAGTCGTATTTCCAGAAGTTTGTTGATTTCTGTACCAACGATTATCCTCTTATTGTGGATTATTATAGTAATGGTGGGGAGATGGACAAGGATTCTTTCTTGCGCCTTGTTGAACTTGTGAGAGAATCGGAAACGATTGAACCTTTGTTCATCCTACATGAAAATACTCTGGACGATATTTCCATGTGGGATATTCTGGACAATTTTACGGAAACGCAGACAAAACTTTCCACTATTAAAAGTTCTGCAAGGTGGCTTAGAAGTTCTTCTTTAGACAGAAACAATACTTTGCAGATGGAAAAGACACTTCGGACAGGTGAGCGTTTTGAAGATGTGGCACGTCAGCTTAACAGTTCCAACCCAGAAGATGATTGGATGAACATTACAATACCGCAGTATATAGAAGAAACTGATTATTCGTTCTCCGATGGAGGGAACAAGTTCTATATCAATTTAAAGAACGCTGGGAATAATTATCTTGATACTGTTGTGGACGTACTTGTGGGAGATAATATCTTGGGACGTGACATAGATGTGAATTTTGTCTTTGAGAATGACGATTTAAAGATAGTGATAGGCGATGATGCGATCCGACAGGCTTTGGATACTATTCTTTCTTCTCAAAAAGGTGCTATACCAGAGTTTAAGGATTATGGAATTGCAAATGAGTTCATAGGAACAACGGTGAACGCAATCCAGTACCCTTCTATTTTTAAGGATGTAATGAACATGTTCCAAAGGGATTCAAGATGGGATTCTGTGGAGTTGATGGATGTAAAAAGAGAGGAAGATGCCGTGTTCCTTTCTTTGCAATGTAAAACGGTAACAAAGAAAGATTATTTAGTTAATGTTCCTATATAATTGATATTCAGATGATTACAAAAACAAGTGCAACAATAACCAATCTAAAGAATCTTTTTATAGAGATGTTTTTAGATAAGACAGCTAAGGTAAGTAATGTAGCTGACGGTTCGGTTGTGAATGCTACGGCATTCGGTGTAGCGAAAGTTGCTCAAAAGGCAATGAAGGATATTGCCATAAAGGAAGCGCAGATATTTCCAGATACAGCTACAGGCGTTTATCTGGATAAGGCTGCTGCTTTGTATGGTGTTAGTCCGCGTAAAGGTGCTTTGGGTTCTTCGACATATATAAGGGTATCTGCTGATCCAGGTACAGTATATGATACGTCTGTTACTTTTGTAAATAAAAATGGTATTCGTTTCCAAGTTGATGAAGCATTGACTGTAGGGGAAAGTGGTTATGGATATGTAAAGGTAAGAAGTATCAACGCAGGGTATTCCACAAACGTACCGCCTAATAGCATTACTAATGTTTCTCCGCAGCCACAAGGTCATATCGAATGTACGAATGAATATTATGCTATTGGAGGACGTGATAGTGAGGATGATAAAACGTTTAGAATCCGTATTAAGAACAATCTGAATATCCTTAGCAAGAACACAATAGAATACTGGACACAGACACTTAGCAACATAGACGATCGTGTCTTAAAAGTAATGAGTGCCGGTTTGGACGAAAAGGGCATATATAATCTCTATGTTGTTTCGCAGAACGGCATTTTCTTTACCGAAGAAGAACTTGATACGCTTCTTGAAAGCGCACAGGGTTATTTTGGTATTTCAGAACTGAATATTGAAGGGAAAGTAGTTGGTATTGGTATCAAGAATATTGATTGGTTCTATGTGGGTTCAGAAAGGGGGTTGGATTTCCGTGTTCAGCTTCAACCGGATTACGATGTGTCTACTGTGCGTCAGAACATACAAGTGAACCTTACTAAATATCTTGATTTTCGTTTTTGGACACCTGGAAAAATCGTAGAATGGGACGATTTGCTGGATATTGTAAAAAAGACCGATGGCGTAAAATATGTGCCGGACGAGTATTTCTTTCCGTATTACGATCAGCAAGTCCCGGCAAATCAGCTTCCGCGTATAAGGGGGTTTGTGATGCGCGATCAAGACGGAAATATTTTGTACGATTCTGATAGCAACCTCTCTCCGTTGTTTTACCCGTCTGAACCGGAGGATTTGTTTGTAGGCATCAACGACAGCTCACTCAACTTTTATCAAGAGGTTTATTTCAATGTGACAGATTCGGAAGGTGGCACTGTGGAAGGTGCAAATATTTCTATAGGGAACAATGCTGTTACAACAAATGACAATGGGCAAGCTATTATCCAACTTGCAAACGGACAGTATGAATATATTGTTTCCGCTTCGGGATATATCCCCGTAGAAGGAATGTTTGTAGTGTTGAACGGTAGTGTTTCCATTGATGTACAAATGGTTTTAGCTCCTTATACGGTCACTTTCCATGTGACGGACGAAAAGGGAGGGGTTGTTCCTTATGCAAATGTAATGATGGATAACAGAATAACCACTACCAATTTGCAAGGTGTGGCTTCTTTGTCCGCAAGGAACGGGAACTATCCCTACACTATTGAAAAGTTGGGATATGATGAGTATTCCGGCAGTGTAGTTGTGGATGATAGAGATAAAGAAGTATATCCTGAATTGGAATTTAAGGTATGGACGATTACTGTCATTGTAAAGGATAAGGAAAATCAGCTTATACCGAATGTCATTGTAAAGGTGAACAATGGAGAATATCTTACGAACCAGCATGGAGAGGCGGAAATACCACTTGTAAATGGTGAATATCCTGTAACAATCGAAAAGACAGGGTATGATACTTTACAGGGGGAAATTAAGGTCAACAACCAGAATGCGGACGTTACCTTTGAGATGGATTTCTTTTTATACAATGTGGAATTTAATATTTCGCAGGTAAATCAGGGGAATCCGGCAGAAGGAGCTATAATCAAAATAGAAGGACAGCCGGGAGTATTGAATGTAAACGGTTCTGGACAAGCTACTATAAAATTAAAGAGTGGAAATTACAGCTACACCGTGCAGAAAAAGGGATATGATGATTTGACCGGATCGTTCAACGTAGAAGGACAGGATACATTTATTCAAAGAACCCTTGTATTGAAACATTATAATGTGGTTATCACTGTTCTTGACAGTGATAACAGTAGTCCGGCACAAGGAGCAGCAGTAAATATCAATGGCTCTTCTTATCCTACAAATGAAAGAGGGCAAGCTGTTGTAAGCCTTCAAAACGGGACATATCCTTATACCGTAACAAAGTCGGGATATTATGACGGCAGTTCTTCGGTTACTGTTCTTGACAGTGATAACAGTAGTGTAATAAGTTTAAAGGCAAGACTTTACAATGTCATAATGACGGTAAAAAATCCATTGAAAGAACCTATTAAGGGGGCTACAGTGGAGATAAATGCAACGTCTTATCAGACACAGGATAATGGTGAGGTGTCCTTGCAGTTAAAAAATGGTACATATCCGTTTACGGTGGTTGCCAATGGTATGGACGATTATTTAGGCGAGCTGGAAGTTGTAAGTGCAGATATTCCGTCTTTTCCTGTAAATATGGAGTACAAGAAATACGATATTGTATTTACTGTACAGACAGATGAAGGTGTTGCAATTGAAAACGCTAATATTCATATCAACGAAAAGGACTATCAGACTTCGCAGGGTGGTTTGGTAACGGTTCGTCTTTCTGACGGGCAGTATCCTTATACGGTAACGAAGGAAGGTTATGTTCAGACACAAGGTAATGTGGAAGTTTCCGGTAGCAACAAGAACGTATTAGCTCAACTCACCCCTATATCATATAATATTACGTTTGTAGTAAAAGATAACATGGCTTCGCCCAATCTTTTGCAAGGAGTGTCTATTGATATAGAAAATGAGGACAAGACAGTTACCACAAATGCGTCAGGAGAAGCGATAATCAGTCTAAAAGCTGGTAAATATACCGCTTCATTCATGAAGAACAGCTATAAGACTGAAACTCTTTCATTTGAAGTAATTGGAGAGGCTACGTTTACGCAGATATTGAAGAAGATATGGAATCTTACCTTTAAAGTGACCGCCGCAGGAAAATCAGGCTTAAAAGATGTGACTGTCAGTGTAAGTGGACCGGCCATATTAAGTGGAAATACTGTAAGTCTTAAAACAAAAGATGATGGAACAACTGATCCTGTGCAGGTAATAAACGGTGCTTATGATTGGAATGCGTCACTCACAGGATATTCGCCGGAAGAAGGAGTGGGAAGTGTTCAGGATGCCGATCAGGAGAAAGTGATAGAATTGACTTATGGATTTGAAACTACATTTACAACTTCACCAGCCACACAAGGCGTTGAAATTACTATTGATGGTAATGATACAATCACAACGGGGCAAGACGGTATAGCAACAATAAATCTTTCCACAGGAACGCATACTTACGCTTATTCAAAAACAGGTTTTTTAAACGGGACAGGAAATGTGCGAATCGAAGAAGCTGAAAAAAGTGTACAGATAACACTTGTTCCTGGAGCGACAGTTACATTCCATACAAAGGTAGGAAATTCTGCTTTGGCGGATGTAAAGATAATTGTAGGGCAAAGTAGCGCAAGGGCACTTCCTGAAACCATTGTAACAAACAGTCAGGGTATCGCGGCAATTGCTCTTCCTACAGGGGATTATCAATATCAGATTCCTACTACAAGTACGGATAATCCTAATCTGGTGGAAGTGCCAAGCGGAACATTTAGTGTGGCAACCGCCGCAAGCGTCATTGAATTGGATTTGGCTGATTATGTAAAATACAATGTTACTTTCCAGACTGTTCCATCCACACAAGATGTAGCTATAAGTTTTGCCAAGGCAGAATCTCCAGACACACCTGTTGCAAGTGGAGCTACTGCTTCTAACGGCATTCTTACTTTGACTTACAAGAACGGACAGTATATCTATACAGCAAAGAAATCCAGTTATAAAGATGTAACAGGTGAATTTACAATTGCTGGTGGAGATCAGAACATAACGGTTGAGATGCTTCAAATTTCAACGGTTACATTTACTGTAAAAAGTCAAAATGATAGTTCTCCTATTGAGAATGTCGTTATCGAAATGACAGATCGAAGCGATTCATCTAACAAATACAAAGGGACGACTAACTCGTCTGGTGTAGCTACTATGACGTTTGATGGTGGAGAGTTTGAGTGGTCACAAGACAGCGATGCGGATTTTTCCAGTTGTCCTGTTTTTCAAGAAGATGAGAAATATCTTGTTCCAGCGGACGGCGTAATAACAGATCAATTAAAAACCTATTTCCCCAATGGTGTAATTGTTTCTCCATTGACAATTGTTCAGGATAAGGATAATAGTGGTATTACGGAAAGTCTTACCAGAATTTACAATTCAAATAAAATAGATGGCTGGGAGGGAAGCTGGGATAAAACGAAAAAGAACCTTACTTTAACGAGCGTGATCAAGACATCGACAGCTTCTACAGAGACTTATGTTTTGTTTAATGTGGATGCCGGACTTATAGGGTTTTCGAATGGTCTTTTCCAAATTGGCACAGAAAAGACAGTGGATTATCACAAGGCTTTGGATTTTGGTTTTAAGGTAAGTGGTGTTCCGTCCAATCTGAAGATAGTTATAACTTATGGCTCGCAAAACGCTCCCTTAACGGTGGAGATGGAAAATGATGTAATTCAAAGATTCCAGCTTTCTGATCTTTTGTTGGATACAGAAACAATAGGTAATTCTACCATTTGGTCAGTGCATGTGCAATCTTTTGACGGAGGTACATTATCCGCAGATGATTTGAAAGATTTGAATATCACATTCTCTTTCTATGGCAAAAAGGCAATAAGTTCGGATATTCCGGCTGACAAGGTTCTTTATGGGAACTATGATTATACAGTTACCCCGCCTTCTTCTTTGGAAGCACAATCAGGCACGTTGAATGTAAATGCGCCTGCCATCAACAAAGAAATTTTGATTGCAAATAATGTAGATGTAACATTTAAGGTAACTTCAAAACAAGATTCATCACTTATTTCCCGTCCCAAAGTTGGTGATTTTGTGTATGGTGACAAAACATGGTCAACTGAATTGGACGGCACTAAAACTTGTGTCGGTGTCATTACTGATGTAAGAAGCAAGGATTTTGATTTTATTGCTTTGCGAGATGTGGACGCGGCGTTTTGGGCACAGACATTAGACATTTTTCCTAATGTAGTTACCGAAACAAACGAATCTTTAGCCATGTGTGACTTCGCAGGTAAGACAAATTCTCAAAACATCATACTTACGAAACCAACGGAAAGCACGGCGGCACATCAGTGCGCAGCTTATTCTACAGAAGGATTTGGAGCGGGTTCTTGGTATTTGCCTTCTATGGGACAGTGGAGCGTTGCCTATCTAAACAGATTTAAAATAAATGCTTCAATAAGCGCAGCAGGTGGACCAGCTATTAGCAGTGCTGGATATTGGTCTTCGACACAAAATGATTCGTTAAACGCTTGGACTTTTGGATGGGCTAATGGTTCTATGAGAACTACGTCTAAGATTGGTTACTATAAAGTTTATCCTTTCTGTACCTATGAATACAATCCTGTTCCAAACGGTGTATATATTTATGATAAAGATAATAATCGTTACACAAAAGAAGAATGGGTATCATCTGGTAAAGGTAACAGGTATACAGTTTTACCTTTTGCCCTTCTTCCTTTGTCTAATCCAGCAATTCCTATCGAGAACGCTCTTGTAAAAATGACATCTGCATCAAACAATTATCAGCAGAATACAAATAACAATGGAGAAGCTGTTATTTCTGCTGCATTAGGCGTTGATTATGATTATGAGGTCAGTGCTGGTGGTTATGTAACGCAGAACGGGAAAGTCGGTGTATTAAATGAAGCGAAAACAATTGAGGTTACTTTGCAACCTGCAAGTGAGCTTACAGTAGTTGTCCATAGGAACACATTAGACGGGGCAACTGACATTTCCGGCGTACAGGTTGTTGTGACTGAAAATAAGGAAGGAGGGGTGCAGATGGCTTCCGGTACAACTTCACAAAACGGGACAGTCGTTTTATTTGTGCCAGACGGAAGCTATAAAGTAGCTTTTTCTAAAGATGGATTTGAAAGCAAAGAGGAAACGGTTGAAGTAAACGGGAAAACTGCGCTTAACACCTTCCTTTTGCAGATATACAATACTATTAATGTTCAGGTAAGAAGAGTTGGACAAATGCAAGGTATGCCAAGCCAAATCCAACTAAAGGACAGTACGGGGCTGGAGGTGATTCAGACTAAAAATATAACCACTACCGTAACGTTCGCCAATGTCGCATACGGACAGTATATCTTGTATGTACCGGAAGGGGATTTTTCCAAAGAAACATCCCAAAGCATTACTGTGAATAGTGAAGGAATGCAGGTGCAAGTAAACCTTACTCCGCTGTATATGGTGCAAGTAAAAGTAAACCCTACTGGTGGTAATGTGGAATTTACAGATTCAGAAGGGCAGAAGCATACAGGTTCGGCAGGGCCAGCAACATACACGGCACGGTTTGACAAAATTCCTGCGGGAAATTATCAGATTAAGATTACATCTTCCGGTTTCAGTGATTTTTCAACAACAGGAACTATAAGTGGGGTTTATCAAACAAGTGTGAATTTGGAATACACCCTAACTAAACCGAACAAGTTGGTGCAGATAACAAGTGACCAATCCAATTACCAATTAGATACTTCTTACAAATACGTTTCCCTTTTGATAGTTGGAAGGGGAGGCGAAAAATTTGAGTATTGGCAATCTTGGAATGAATTTGCATTGATGGGTGGAACAACTGGACAAATTGTGTATATTCCTAATATATTGATGTCGGATATTTCAAATGGTCAAATAAATAAAATTACATTTAGTGGTGTTCCAAATGTAGGCAGTTGGATAGAAGGCACAGAGTATTCCATAAAATTAGGAATAACAACTTATGAATTTAAAGCCTATAATGGGAACGGTAGTGCTTACAATGACGCCGATTATCCCATGTCACAAGAAAGTAGATTGGGCAATTATTCTGTATATAATGCAAAAAGTTCCGGTGGTTTTGCTGCCCACATGAGAGGTACATTCTATTGTAGTGGAAGTCCGGGAAGCCAAAACGCAAAAGAAGAAACTTATTCTTTTGCAGGCTCAAGAATACAACCGGACGGTGCTCCAGGTGGAGACGGCAGATATGGATATAAAAGTTCCTATGAAAATACTGTTTTTGGAGACATAACTGAACCTATTCAATCCTCAGTTGTCATCCCCATTCAATCTATTTTTGGTGGTACAAGTAAAGGTGAAGCTGGGTATTTGAACACCAATTCTGAACAAAGAACCGGTGCATCTGCATGGGGAGGTGCGGGCTATGGTGGGTCTTATTTTACTTCTCCAGACGGAGGAAAGACAAGAATTGCTGGGTATGGCTCTGGACAAGAATGTTCTCCAGCAGATGATGATGCCGGAAATATTACGAAACCAGGAGAAGGTATATTTTGTATATACTACCACAACAAACCTATATAACTTGTTGAGAATCATTAAGGGAGAGCATATTTTTCACTCTCCCTTTTCTTTTTGTTTACAGAGGGTTGTTATGATAATACAAGCAGACAATCCCGTCGCCTTCATTATAAAAATCAGTTGAAGATGAAGATATTTTGAAAGCTGTTCCGCCAGCACCATATCCAGCTCTGCCGTTCATACTTCCATCTCCATAACCTCCCGCGCCGCCGGCTTTGCAGTTGTCGGTTGAAGTGAAATAACTCCCTGCTCCGTACCCTGTACCTCCAAAAATAGATTGAACAGGGATAGTAGAATCAGCTTTTAGTCCTGAATTATACTCTGGTCCTTGATTGCCATATCTTCCATCTCCACCTACCCCACCGTATTTCATACCAGAAATAGATGTACTATACTGTCCGCTACTGCTACTTCCTCCTGCTCCTGCAACCAATTCAGGTGTTGCGAGACCTCCTTCGTTTCTACCATAAATGAACGGCGAAAGATTTCCTTGCCCGTTCACTTTGAAAAACCAATATGTATCTCTATGTTCTTGTCCATTTTTTTGATCGCCCAAAAACACTTCATATGTAGAGCCATAACACACAAATTTTACGTAAAGACCCATGTTTCCTGATATTGATTTTCTGAAATCTATAGTTTCATATCTCCACATTCCGTCTATAGATTGACTTATTATAAAATTCTTCTGATAAGCAACAATTGCACTGTCTCCACCCATGCAACCTCCATACCATTCAGGCGCATTTGGAGCATTGTCGGTATCTTTACCGTAACCTCCCCTTCCAACTATCAAAAGGGAAACGTATTTGTATGATGTATCTAATTGGTAATTGGATTGGCGAAAGAAAAGAAGGTAGGTTTTGTATTTTCTCAAAAAGAAAGGTTATTTTTGTGGGTAAGTATATACTTTGTTTTAAACGTTTAAAAATTTCATAATCATGGATATAGTTAAAAGAACAGTAACAGCTAATTCCAATAAGCTGATAACTACTAATGGTGAAGCAGCACCTTCTTTAATCAGCAGTGCATGGAATTTTGCCACAATTGAAGAAGATATTGTGCTGATTGACCAAAACGGACAAGAAGTTCCGTTTGTAGTTATTCCTCTTTCCGAAGGGGCAATTAAGGTAATCCTTTCAGGTGGAATGGAATATACCATTTCGGAAGCGGAAGTGAGTGCAAATATAGGAATGCCACTCATGTACATGGTTCAGAAGATTTTGAAAGAAGGGACAACGGCAATCAATCTTAGTATAGGTTTTTAAGGAAAGGAATTGACAATGAATTTAATAGGAAATATTAATGCAATTCCTTTTAGGAGATTCAGGGGAGGAGGCGGAGTAGCTCCTTTCCCATCTATTCCTGGCATGATTGCCAGATATTCAGCATTAGGTCTTACTAATGAGCAGATGGCTGCCAATCCTGTATGGGTAGATAAGACAAGTAATGGGCACGATCTACAGATGAAGAACTTTGCTTGGAATAGGATGTCTGGAGTTGGCGGGTATGAAATGAATTTCAATTTATGGACAAACAATGTTCCAAGCATTCCAGATATTTCTATGTCTACGACGACTACCTCAGTTAGTGTAAGTGTTGGAAATTCTACTTATAATAACAATCTTATTTATATTCATATAAATAATTGGGATATAAATAAGAATCACTGGTTAAAGGTCACATCTACTTATGAAGATGGAGATCTCGCCTTTGTATTTTATAATAATAGCAATACTAAAAAGATTGGATTGCCAGCTAACGGCTATGTAAACATACTTGCATACCCTGAATTTAAAGGCAGTTATATGTATATCTCAACTACATCTAATAAGCAAGGTTCATTTACCATCGAACAACTTCCCCTCTACCCCGGTGCACTCGTCTTTGACGGAGTAGACGATTATGGTGTTTGTAAGAACTTCCCTATTCTGACTAAAGAAAAGGGATATACGGTTGTGGCGTTGAGACAGTGGGATCAGGATTTCTTGAATACAACTTTGACAGGAGGACTGTTGTCAACTAGGAATTATTCCACGGGAGAAGGTGTAGCATTTGAAAAAATAGAATCCTCAAATAAGGGTTATTGGAATTTAGGTGCTGGAGGTATCATAGATTTTGCAAAATCACCATTTACATGGCAAACATCAAAACAATATAATAATGTTGGTATTTTAAAAGGTAACAAAAATCATGGAAAACCATTATGTGTAGGATGTGGATTGTCTGGAGGCCAACAGTGTGGTAGATTTGCTATCTGGGAACTTGTATTTCTCGATCACGACGCCACCGAAGAAGAACTGACCAAGATCAAAGACTATTTCGTCAAAACCTATCCCTGGCTCTTCCTCGACCAGGCATGGACAGTCACCGGCAAGACCAACGAGGACGAAGATCGTGCTACTATTGCCAACATTACAGGCAATGGTAATAATCTTGTGCTGTCGAATTTTGGGTTTGCAGAAGGGAGTGGGTACAATGAAGAAGGTGAATATGCTGGCTATCTGGTTACTGATGGGGTGGATGATAAGATAACTTCGTCTATGTTTGAAATGGGTAATGATTGGACTATAATAGGAGATTGGGAGCTTATAAATACAGAAAAAAAAGACAATGCTGGTATTGTAAAATTTAATAGTATAGTCATTTTTAATTATAATCCAATACTCATTAATATAAAAAATAGTAGAAATAATTTGATTCCCGATCAAAATACCGTTAATGCAATTTGTTCTGATGGCAGGATTTATTTAAAAGACTGGAAAGAATCTATTTGTAATGAAGAAACGGAATCTACCAGTAAAAATTTCTTAACTATAGGATATTCAGGTAACATTTATACTAAAATTGCTTTCAAAAACTTAGCGATTTATCCTACAGTCCTTTCCAAGGAAGATTGTATAAAAGCATATAACTATTTACAAACTTTAAAAGCAAAATAATATGAAGAAGTACAAAGTTTTATTCTGTGATCTGGATGATACGTTAATTGAGACATTAAGTGGCAAAACATTTCCTAAAGGAATTTGGGATATGAAAATCAAATTTGATGTTTTGGATGCAATTAAGCAGTTTTCTCCTGAGTATGTTTTAATTGTAAGTAATCAAGGGGGAATTGAAGCTGGTTTTGTGGATCATCAAAGATTTCAATCTAAAATAGAATATGTATCACAATGCGTAAAAGAATATTGCGGAGTAAAATGCTATTCGGAATATTGCACCACGAATGATAAAAATGATTTGTATAGAAAACCAAACGTAGGAATGCTTAATCATCTTTGTGAAAACTATGTTGGCGATGATTTTGATTACATAAAATCTGTTACACTTATGATAGGTGACGCAAGTGGACTTGAAGGACAGTTTTCTGATAGTGATAAAAGAACCGCAGAAAATTTCGGGATTGACTATCTTGATGTAAATGAATTTGTTAATTTGTATAATAAAAAGAAATAAAAATAGATGAAATACGCGATAGTAGATTTATTGTGGGCAAAATCACATGGTATTGAAATACTGCCCGAAATGAGAACAAGTATAGATCAGAGTAAAGTTATTTTACATGAAGAAATGTTAGTACCTTTTGAAGATGAATCGTTTCCAAGATATTCATTTAGTGATCCAACTTTTATTGAATTGTTAAATAGTGAAGAGTGGACTAGTACAGAAGAAGAACCTGTAATTAATAGAGACTTTAGTCGTATCTTAGCTTTGGATATCCTTAGTGAAGAGATTACTAAAGAGATTAACACATATGATCTTACTCCAGGTGAAGCATTACAGATTAAAGATCATTATCCAGAATGGGTTGCAGGTATCACTGTTAAAGTAGGAGAAAGATATTTATCTGATAATATTCTTTGGGAATGTATAAAAGAACATACTACTCAAGATAATTGGAAACCTTCTATGGCTACTGCAAGCTTATGGAAAGTAGTAGATGAAGAACATGAAGGTACTATAGATGATCCTATTATTTATATTCCACCTATGGAAATATTCAAAGATAAATATTATATCCAAAATGGTATAAAATACAAATGCACAAGAAGCAGTGGAATACCTCTTTCTCATAATTTAGTTGATCTTGTAGGCTTATATGTTGAAAAATTTTGAGTATGGAGTTTATAGTAATACCAAAAGAAGTCTTTAATTTAGCTTCGATAGACAGATTAAAGGAATTGGGGATAGATAGTCCTCGAACCAGTGCAGACGGGAAACAAGTATTGCTTCACATTGAACATTACAATAGTATTGAAGAATTTCCTTCTCCTATCTCTACTTTGGAGGATGGGGAAATAGAAGCAATTCAATATCCTTATCCAGTGTATAATAATCCTTCAGATGAATTAAGCGCTTTGTTAAATTCTGATGAATGGACTTCGAAAGAAGAAAGTAACATTTAAAGAGCATGTCACAGGAAATCTACAATAAGACCGTGTTCAAACGGTTCTTCGAAGAAAACGATCCTGCTGTAATGGAATGGGTGGAAAATGTACTTGAAAAGGTATCTTCTCCCGGCATTCTTCCTACTTTTATAAAGAAGGACGGAGAGGATTTTAAGGCGTATTGGGAAACAGTCTGTCATATCTTTGCGCTTGTTGTTTTATATGCTAAGCAATACAATGAGATTGACACAAACAAGATTCTGTTTGAGCTTTTTATTGAAAACAGAGGACTTGTGACAGACGAAGTGAACACACTTGAACAGATGAAATATCTGTTCAATAATTATGTGAAGGAATATAGGAAAAGAGGAACACTTGATATTGTAAGCAAGGAAGGCACGATACTTGGGGAACTTCTCCGTCTTATTAGATATAAGACGGAGAATGAGTTTATATTTGCCCTTTTGATGTCTCGTGATACTGGATGGACAATGGGACATAGCTCTCCTACATGGAACAGGACAGACACGGTTTTGAATGTTGCAAAAGGGTATGAAACAACGGAAAGTGTAAAAGATTTGAATGCCTATCCACTTGTGAACCCTACAGGTGTTGTTATTGTGGATGATAGAGGCAACGATGGTAACCCTATACAGGCAATGACTTTCGTTGGAAATGTTTTGGTGGGTATTTCTTCTGAAATTGACAAAACAAAACTTCTTCCTATTTCCGAGAATCTTACTTATCAGATTTCTTTCAAAGCAAAGGTTTCTTCGACAAGTAACCAAAATTTGAAATTCGGTGTGGAAGTGTTTAACGAAGCCATTCAACCTATGATATGTAAGGAATCTTATGGAAGTGCAGAGAGCAACAATTTTGTTTCCGGCAGTAAAGGAATCCTGGAACTTCCTGTAGCTGGAGTGTATTATGAATGCCGGGCAATTCTATCGAGAAAGAACAGGGCATACGCAAAGCAGTTAGAGCTTAATTTCCCGAAAGGGAGAGGGCTTCAAATGAAAGACGGAATGAAATTCTTGTCATTAAGTCTTACACAAGACAGGTCAAAATCTTCTGTTCCCATATATATTTATGATATAAAGATAAAACCGCTTTTCCTTCCGTTCTATCAAGGTAATTTAGGGGAAAAGGACGTGATAGCTGCTTATTATCTTAATAATTCCCTTACAAGTGAGGAAGGAGTAAAAAAATTTACAGAAGATTACCTTGTTACCTACAAAAACATAATGGGTAGTGAGGATATTCAGCCTTTGAAAGAGAAGAATGTTATTTTCAAAGTATTGTCGGATAGGGGAGCTTACATAGAAGGAGCTTCTATTTCCATTTTAGACAAACGTCTTGTGACAAACAGAAACGGGGAAGCATCTATTGTACTTTATCCTGGTGATTATTCTATTGATGTGGAGAAGTCTTTGTTCATGAATATAGAAGATAGATTGTTTCAGGTATTGGAAGACGATGAAGAAACGCAGGTGGAATATATTCAAATGCAAGGAGATGTGTATGAAAGAAAAGTCACGTTCGTTGTAAGGGACGAAAATGAAAGACCTATAAAAAATGCCCTTGTTACTTTTAATGGTGAATTTAAATATACGGATTCTTCTGGTAATGCCATATTTATGGCTTTTCCTGGTTTATACCCTTATACTGTAAGCAAGACGGATTATTATACCATAAGTAAGAACATCAATGTACAAGACGATCAATCCGAACCTGTAACACTTATATTGATACCAAGATATACGGTTACATTTACGGTGACAAATTCATCTACTGGCGCAGTGGAGGGTGCAAATGTGACACTTACCGCAAAGGACAGACTGGCAACAGAGGATACTGTCGCTTATTCGGAAAGCAAAAGAACGGGCACGAATGGGAAAGTGACATTCACGAATATATTGGGAGGTGGTTACACTTATCTTGTTGAAAAGCAAAACTGGATTCCTGTAAACGGTGATGTTGCTGTGGACAGCAATAAGGATATACAAGTGAATTTCAATCCTATGCCTACTTATGACATGACGTTTACTGTAAATGACTACAACACTTTTACAGGGGAGAAAAAGCCTTTAAATGGGGCTACTGTGAAATTTGCTGGTTTGACAAAACAGACTTCTAACAATGGACAGGCTGTTTTTGAAGGAGTGTTGGGTGGAAAATATTCTTATGATGTGTTTTACGACAACAATCATCAATGGGTATATGTGGAAAACTATGAGTTTTATAATAATTCGAATCTTACGATAGACTTGAAACAACTTACCCACAAGACTACTATAAAAGTTTTTGGTGCTGGAGGAACGGTTGTTGAAGGTGCTAAAGTAAACGTGAACGGTAAAGATTTTACACAAAAAGATTCTTCCGGTGTTGTATTGGAACTTCCCAATGGACAATATACCGTCATAGCATCCTATGAGGAATACGAGGACAGAGAGCAGCAATTTACCGTAAATGGAAATGATCAAGTGGTGAGCATCTATATGGATAAAACTTTATATGATTTTACATTTGTTGTAACAGAGGATAACGGTATTATTTCCAACGGTACAAGGATAACACTTAACAGAGGAGGTGCAGGAGAACAAACAGGTTTGACAAGTAACGGACAGATCAAATTCTCTGTTTCGAGAATGCGTTATGATTGGGTGGCTTCAAAGCAATATTTCAGTGACCAGATAGGGGTTGTACAACCAAATGACCTTCCAAAAACAGTGAATGTTGCAATGCTAAGAAAAGAAACGAGAGTGCAGTTCTATGTTTATAATTCCGATACAGGGCTTCCAGTTTCAGAAGCTTCTGTAAAACCTGAAGGGCTTAGTACGCAAAATACAGGGTCGGACGGTACAACGACCTTTATGATGCAGATGGGGAAAACTTACAGATACGAAGTTTCTGTTTATGACTATCAGCCTACGGAAGGTTCTGTTACAGTTAATCAGGAATCAATGCCACAACAAAGGGTAGGTGTTTCTAATAAGACTTACAGTGCTCATATTACAGTGAAATCCCGAAATGGGTATAATATTAATCGAGCTTACGTGACTTATGGAGGAAAGAGTGGGTACACCAACTCACAAGGACAGCTTACACTTACTGGAATACAATCAGGGTCATATAATGCCACTTGTACGGCAGACAATTATCAATCTCAAACAAAAAACAATATTGCAATATCGGGAGCTGACACGTATATAGATTTCACTCTTGACTATGAGCTTACGACAACTTATATTTATCTTAGAAAGGAAAATGTATTGCAACCTTATGCTTCCGTGAACATAAGAACTACCGCGCCTGACGGATCGTCTTATTACAGTGGTACAGATCAGACAAATGGAAGTGGTAGGATAACGGTTTCTTCTCCTTCTGGAGGTTATGTGTATGCTTCCGCTACGGATTCGGAATGCGTAGGGACAGGAGATGAATCAACGAACGCAGGAGGGAGCAGTATTTACCTTTATCTTTGGAAAGCTCTTATTGTTTCTTATAGCGGATCGCCTCAAACGCCATCTGTATCAAATGGCGTTTATGAAATAGTGGGAAGAGAAGTAAGGGTACAAGGTGGAAGTAGAAATACAAGTAACCCTTCTACTGTGTATGCCAATTTTAGAAATCATACAAGAGCTACTGCAATCAAACAGTGGCCCGAATCATTTTCTATTCAGGGAAGCTCCGGTACTTATAATGTAGACGGTGCTAGTGGCAATCATTCTGCCTTTAGGGGATGCACAAGTCTTTCATCGATTGCAACGAACACAATTCCTTCTATTTCAGGGGGTGTTATTAATTGGTTCAGAGATTGCACAAGTCTTAGGTCTATTCCTTCTGGTTTGTTTACCAAAATGACAGGTAATTCTTGTGCGGGTGCTTTCTGGAGCAGTGGGGTTACAAGTCTCCCGAGTGGTCAACTTGTTCCTACTTCATGTGTTTATCATTCTTCCTTGTTTAGAAGTTGTAAGAGTTTGACTTCATGCGTTGGCAATGGTACTTTTGGAAGGGGAGGTGGCGTAGAAGATTTCCATGCTGTATTTTATGAATGTACGGCTTTGGAAAATACAGGGGGACTTTCAGCGACAACTTCTCCGTTCAGCAATTCAACGAATGCACAGTATATGCAATATACATTTCAAGGTTGTACAGCCATAACCGAACTTCCAGTATTATGGTTCAGATATTGCACAAACATTGTTTCTTTTGTTGGTTGCTTTGTTGGTTGTACGAGTCTTGTTGATGGTTGGTCTACCGCTATGTTCTCTTACTCTTCGAAGGCAACAAATATGCAGTCGCTTTTTGAGAATTGTACTTATTTGTCTATTCCTTATGGACAATCGCTTCCATCAAGTGTAACAAATGCTTCAAGAATGTTTAGGAATTGCAGAAATTTATCTGATATATCTTCTTTTAGCATGAAGAATGGGAAGTTGCAGAATGCAGAAAGTATGTTTGAGAATACGGGTGTGAAACAAATTCCTGCTAAGTTCTTTAATGATCTTACGACACTTACTAATCTTAGGAGATGCTTTGCAGGATGCACGTCACTCACTTCTTTTGGAAGAATAGAGAATTATGTAGGACAACCAGGAACATCTGCACGACTTGTGAATGTGGATATAGGAAATCAGTTTAATAATACCAATTTTGAGAATATTGGCAATAGCTTGAATTGTACCGAAATGTTTTCAAGCTGTTCAAATCTTTCTTTGGGAACAGAACAAGCCTATGCAGTTTCATATACGTCTCTATATGATAGGTCAGTGGCAGGCGTAGGAAAGGTTAATATGGACAGAATGTTTTATGGTTGCTCGAAACTTGGAACTGTCCCTGTTATTCAAATTCTTTCTGGATCGTCTAATTATGTAAAGATAACGGAATCTGGAAACAATAACGTAACAAGTCATAGTCAGACTTTTACAGGCACAAATTGCGAGGGAGTTCCAAGTGGATGGAAATAAGTTTAAAAATTTAAAAGATATTGAAAATGAGTAAGTTAAACGTTAGCAGAAATGTATTTTTGGAGAAAGAAGAGCTTTCAAATATGATTTCTTTCTTTGCTACAGCACCGCTTATGAAGGCGGTGCTACAGGCATCTTATTCTTTTGGGATGATTACGAATGACCCGTCTAAGATCAATCCTAATACAGTCAACAAACCAGAAGAAAACGAAAATCTTGTAGAACCTTTTAAAGTGGAAACAGGAACAAACTCTGGCACTATTAAGGTACTTCCTGGGATGGCTCTTACCAGTGCTGGGAACTTTATAGATATCAATGTAGAAGATAATATTCTTGTACCGAACGACAGCAATTTCTATTGGGTGAAGATTGCTTACAAAACAAGAAATTACGAAAAGGGATATGTAAGCGTAAACTCACAAGGTATTGTGTCTGGTTCGGTTGATTTTTCAGGCAAGGTGAGAGGGCAGTCTTCGTCAACTCCTGTTTCTATTAGGTTTGAAAAACAAGACGGTTCTGTTCCTTTGAATAATGGCGTTTATCAGATTGTAAACATAATTGACAACCAAAACTTACTTCTTACATCCGCAACTACATTTGTAGCGGAATCGAATTTAAGAGCTATTGTGCTTGGGACACTTCCTTTGGGAGGTGTATTGACTTCCGAGCAGCGAAACGGTTTATACACTTATGATGATTATGTCATTTCTTTAGTACCGGAAGTTAGCATAAGCACTTCGCCGGAAAAAGAACCGGACGAGTATTATATTGCACGTGTTCAAAATTCCGGTGGTACGGTATCCGTTTACAATGAGGTGAAAAGTGAATACTGGTCGCTTGGGAATATATTCATGTCAACTTCTAAAAGTTAAGGCTTATGTTACGGTTTTATTATACGGTCAGTTCAGGATATAACAGTCCGCAGTCCAAAGTTTCAGATTCGTTGGGTGGATATAAATCTTCTACTCTTGTGCCTAATGATGTATTTGGCAATTTATTTGATGAAATAAGCCTTAATTTGGCTTCAAATCCTCATAGCCAATACGTTGCTCTTGTTTTGAAAAATGAGGGCACAGAAACGCTTAAAAACGTTAATATGTGGTTTTCTGCCGTAACGGAGAATCCGTATGGGAAAATCATGGTAGGAGCAATAGGAATGAACAAGGATGAAAACGACAATCCGGTTACACCAAGAACATCTTCTATTTATGAGAAGCCCTATTGGATTCAATTTTATGACGCAACAGAAGACGATAAAGTTACATTGGGTGACATTGAATCGGATGCTGAAATTTGTTTGTGGTTCTCACGGGTACTTGATGGAAAAATTATTCGAGAAGACTATAACAATGTGGCAGAGAGAGATACGAACACCCAAAACCGCTATAAGAAGGTTGAAAAAGAGACCGATGAGATTTTTAACATTAATTTGGTTTGGGAATAGTTACAAAAGTTGTAGTTTTGTCAGCGAGACAGGGGAATAAAAACTTCCCCTTCTTTTATCACTTAAAATATACAACTTTTGTATGCAATGATTTTATAATCTAATTTCGACAGCAATGACAAGACGAGAAGAATTTGAAACGATTTATGAATACTTACAGGGGAAACTGACAAACAACCCGAAGTATGAGTTTCATGCAAAAAGAAAGGACAGGGAAAGGATAAAAGATTTTCTTGAAAATGAAATAGTGGGGAATCTTTGGAACTATCTTACTTTTCAATTTAATAGGCAGGTTTTTATTTTGTCGGTGTCGAAATTGAGTATTATTCCTCTTCCTAATGTGATAGGGAAAGCAGCTATTGAAAGATGGAGAAAACGAACACAAAAGGATATGTGGTTTACCTCTAAATTCGTTATGGAATACGACCTTAGAAACCCTATCCAGAAAGAAGAAGCCTTGTCTGATTCCTATTTGGATAAAGAAAGACAGCTTTATTTTGATTCTCCGAGAGGATACATCCTTTGTGAAAGCTATGATGGGTTTTTGTATCATGAAAAGAAATGCAAAGGATGCAGGTATATAAAATTGTGTGAAGAAAAATATAAGGACAGATGAGAAAAAGAAGAAAGGAACTTGAAGTTAAAGTTGTCCCTTGTTTTTACGATACGAAAAGAGCAGAGCTTTTGATCGTAAGGTACGGATGGTTTGGAAACCCTAAGTTTGTAAGGAGTTTCGGGTTTATCTATCTTTCGAGTAAGGAAAGTGAGAAAAAGATGGACTATGTGTGTGAATTAATAGATAGGTTTAACAGAATACAAAGTTTAAATTGTTATGGAAGAAAAAGTAATGTATGACGTGCGTTCAGCACTTATGACAGGTGAAATTAAAGAAGTAAAAAAATGGGAAACAACTACTTTCAGAGGTCTGGAGTATATCATCCCGGAAGGAGAACGTGAAATGGCTAAAATTGGCAGAGATGTGTTTTTCACAAAAGAAGAAGCAAAGAAAGCTATTAACGCAACGGTTGATAAGAGAGTTCAGTATCTTGAAAATCAGATTGAAAGAATTAAAAGCTATAAGTTTGAGTAACGTGCTGAAAAAGAAGGAGAAATACGAATATCGTCCTTGTAAAAGATGTGGTGAAAATCATTACATCTACAATAGGATGAAGTGGCTCTGTAAAGATTGTGACACAGAAACAACCAAAGAACGTAGAGGTGACCTTCAATCCTTATTTACGGAGATATGGCAGGAAAGACCTCATGTTTGTGTAAAATGTGGAAAGCCTTTGGGGGATGAACCAAAAGCCATTTTCTTTTCACATATACATTCACGCGGAGCGAGACCGGACTTGAAAATGGACAAAAATAACATTGAGCTTCTTTGTTCCGCTTGTCATAGGTTGCATGAATTTGGAGAAAGGGAAATTTTATGAGGAAAATAATTGTCGTGTCAATATTATCTTTGTTTCCGTTACTTGTTTCTGATGCTAGAGTTCCTACTATTAGTGACAAGAAAGAAGCGATGGACAGGGTGATTTGGGAAAGATTGGTTCATGCTATTTGCATGGTTGAATCAGGTTGTGACGATAGTGCAAGAAATCCTAAAAGTTCAGCTTCCGGCAGATTTCAAATGTTGAAAATTTATGTGGATGAAGTGAACCGTATCAAAGGAAAGAGAGCTTATTCCTATAACGATAGGCTCAATCCTACTAAAGCAAGAGAGATGTTTGAAATCTATCAACAACACTACAATCCATCTAAGGATATTGATAGGGCGATTGTTCTTCATAGAGGAAAGGTTTCGAAGAAATATATCAAGAAAGTTAAAAGCGAAATGTGCAATTTATAAATTTTGATGCCATGAAAGTGCGTTGGACAGAAGAAGGAAACTACTTCGAAGGGGAAGTGATTGATTCCTACCCTGTGGAAGATGGGACGATGTTAGTGGTAGAAGCAGAGAATGGCAGAAACCGATTCGTTCTTAGAGAATGGAACACATTAATTGAGATAGGCGAAGATGGAAATGAAATTAAATGAAAACATGGAATTACTTCTTACTTCTATTTCCGAATTGCTTGGGGATATGAAAATGAACGTTTTCAAAGAGAAACTGGAGAAGGTGATTGCTCTTCCAAGTGACACAAGTGTAGCGGATTTCATAGAAGAATACACAAAATGGAGCGAAAAGAACTATTTCAAGAAAGAGAGACTGTTTGTCTTTTCAAACGGGAAACTGGCACTTACAAGGATATATATAGTCTCTGCTGAAATGAAATATACGGATGAGGGGATACCGGAAATAATCATAAATGAAATGCCGGATGCTGTCAATTTGAAGGACAACCCCTATAAAAACATCCATATACGGTATGAAAACGAGGATGATTGTTCTCGTGATTTTGATAGACTGAAATTAGTTTTAAACTGATAGAGCGTGGAAATATTAACAAAAAATTTGAATCTTACAGGAATGACAGAGTATTTCAATCAACATTTCTCGAAAAGAAATGGTAAGAAATTCACTCTGTGGGACATTAGAGCTTATAGCACGACAGGGAATGTCCCTGCTTATATAGGTGGAGGGAATCTGTATATCGATCCATGTGTACCGGAAGGAGGAAATGTAAGACTTTGGCAGCTTGTGAGAGATACAAATAGACAAAAATTTAGAAGATGAAAACAAAAGTGTATGTTAGCTTGCCTATAACAGGGCATGATTTGGAAGAAACGAAGAAATACGCAAATCAAGTCAAGAAATGGCTCGAAGAAAAGGGATATGAAGTGATAACACCTTTTGACGCTTGTAGTGAACCGGATAAGCCCTATTCCTATTACATGGGAGAGAGCATTAAAGCTCTTTTAGAGTGTGATGCCGTTTATTTTGTTTTTGATTGGGCAACATCAAAAGGTTGTATGGCAGAGTTTGAAATAGCAAGAGTTTATGGTAAGCAAATAATGATGTAGAGATGAAAAGTGCAAGTAAATATATGATATGCTATGACTGCGAGACAGGATCAATTCCTTCTGCGGAAAAGCCTGCTTTTGATACTATAGCATTGATAGAATTGGCTTTTGTTGTAATAGATATGGAAAAATTGGAAGTATGCGAAGAATTGTCTATGATATTTCCGCGTGACTACAAAGAAGGTCTTATCTATTCTTCGGAAGCAGAAGCGATACACGGGATAACAGAAACAATCCAAAAGGAAAAGGCTATACCTCTAAAGGATATATTCAAGAAATGTCAGGCACTTTTTAAGAAGTACAAGAACCCCAGACAAATGTGTACATTATGCGGGCATAACATAGTAGGGTTTGATAATGCCTTTTTGGAGAACTTCTTCAAGTTCATGGGGGATGATTTAAAGAAGTATGTAAAATTTTCCATTGATACTATGCAAATGGCACACATGTCATACCCGGAATTGGAAAACTATCAGCTTCATACTGTTTGTGAAAAAGAGGGCATTGATTTGGTGAACGCTCATCGTGCAGGTGATGATACCTATGCCAACGCACTACTTATGATAAATTTCGTAAAGAAACTTCGAGGAGAAGGAACAACTGCCGAACAAGATGGCATGACGGTCAAGAATCCTTTCCGAGAAAAATTTGCATTGTAACGTGGCAATAGTATATAATTCAAAAGGTGGGATTCTGACCGATTTGCAAGCAAAGAGGTTGTTTACTACTGTGGACGATATAATAGACAGACTTCCTTCTCCTACTATATCCCAACTCTTTTCAGGGGGATACAAAAGGGATATGGACAAGATGCTTGAAACTATTATAGATCAGACAGAGTATGCAATGAATTTTGGACGGTCTCTCGATACCGAAAAATTGGGATATGTGGACAACCTGTTTGCTTCAATGGACGAAAACTTAAGAATCCTTTCGTACAACTATTTCAACGCAACCGTCCTTTCCAATTTCAATTTAGGATGGAGAAATTTGGAATGGGGGAATCTTACACAACTCTTTCCGTGGAGTAGTTACCTGTGCGCCCGCGGAGCAGGCAAATGTCTGTGTGTCAACACTTTAGTAGTTATGGCTGATGGATCAATAAAAAAAATCCAAAATATTAAAGTTGGGGATAAGGTGATGGGACAGGACTTCAAACCTCGAAAAGTCTTAGAACTTCATAGAGGGAGATGTCCTATGTATGAAGTAAGGCAAACAGGAGGTATGAACTATACTGTAAGCGAAGGACATCTTCTTTGCTTATCCGATAGGAGTGTTGTCCCTGTTGAAGTGGCGGAAATGAACCTTAGAAAAGGTTTCTCTTATAAAGGTTATCGGTCAACTAAGAACGGACTAAGAGAGACGGAAATTTATGTGTCTTTGGTTGGTGAAGATGATTATTACGGTTTTGCCTGTGATGGCGACCATAAGTTCTTATTAGAAGATGGTACGGTTTGTCATAACAGCTATATGTGGTGCTATTCTTTTCCTTTGTGGCGATTGTATTCCTATACACGTCCTATGCTTTATGGAGGTGATACGGTTGACAACAAAAACCGGAAAGAAACGGCTATGATCACAAACACTATGACACTTGCAAAGGTACATGTGAACAAGATCATAGAAGAAATCACTACCAATGATATTCTAAAGGAAAAGATTGATCCTAACGGAAAGGCAAAACTGGGTGAAACGGCAATAGAAGGTGAGAATGGTGCTATCCTTCATGTCCGCGGTAAGGATGGGTTTATTCGTGGTCTTCACGTTGGTGCAGCAATCATAGACGATATGCCGGATGAAAGTTCTTTGTATAGCGATGAACAAAGGGAAAAGCTGAAAGAAGTTTTTAGAGGTACAATTACACCTATTGTAGAGCCATACGGGTATTTGATTGTATCCGGTACACCTTATTCAACTGCTCCGAATGAACTGTACAATGTAATAAAAGGTGACAAACGCTTCTATTCGTTTGAATACCCTATTGTTTTCCCGGATGGTAGGCCACTTGCACCAGATAGATACACTTTTGAGGATATAAAAGCAAAAAGAACAGAACTTGGTTCTATTGTATTTGCCCGTGAGTATTTGGTTATCCCTATTTCTGATAACTCAACGATCTTTCCTTATGAGTATTTAAGAAGGTCGACTACAGGGATGGACAAAGTTTCTTTTGCTGATAGTATAGAATTTTTCCCGTTTGAACTTCAAAGGGTAGTGGTAGGATGTGACTTTGCCGTATCCGGTAATATTGGTGCTGACTATACTGTCTATTCTGTTTGGGGTATTGACTATTCGAACAACTTCTATCTGATAAACTATTTCCGTGCAAAAGGAATGTCCCATAATGAGCAGGTGGACAAGATCGTTCTTTTCAACCGTCTGTACAAGCCGGACAAGATAGTATGCGAGGCAAATGGTTTCCAAGGGATCTTGTCTGCACTTGCAAGAGAAAGGGGTCTTTCCAATATCGAGCAGTTTACAACAACAGAAGGGAACAAGAAAGACCTCTATTCCGGTCTTCCGTCTTTGTCTGCCATGTTTGAAAGAGGACAGATTAAAGTTCCATACAAGGAAGGGGACACAAGACAAAAGGTAGAGTTGATGTTCAGTGAGTTTGCGTCCGTTACTTTCAGAAGCGATAAAGGGAAATTGGAAGCGAGTTCGGGACACGATGACATTGTGATGAGTAGCTGGCTCAGTATCAATACTTTACGTGAAGAAAACGGATCAGGTAATAATTTTAGTATAAACATGATATAAACAAATATATAGATCATGGGCAAACTGAATCCCGGCTTCATGGCGGAAATCTTTAAATTGATGTTTTCCGATGAAGTCATAATGCGTATAGCTTCGGAATATTTGAAATATGAATTGATTCCTAAAGAATGGGTAGGTTATAAATTCATTCTTAGGGAAGCGATCATACAATATACAAAAAAGAACAAGCTACCTTCTATCGGTGCTATTTGTCAGAAATTATGTGACGAGGATGTCGTGCAGCTCGCTGCAAAGGAAATAAAGAAGGCGGCTTTGATAGACAGGGAAATTGCAATAGACCAATTGCAGTCTTTTGTCAAGGAAACGGAATTTGAACTTCTTTCAAGGAAAGTGCATGACTTGTATGAAGAAGGAAAGAAGGAAGAAGCAATATGTGTCAACGCTGAAGAATCCCAAAGGATATTGGAGATGTCCTTTCGCTCCAAATCAGGGGGTTTCCAGTCTGTTTTCGGGGGTTTCCAGCAACGTATGCTTGAAAGACGCATGGATGCTGCTACAATAACGGAAAAGCCAGTAAAAATTCCTTTTGGAATCGACAGGTTGGACGATATATCTTTCGGTGGCATGGAAATAGGGGACACAACGCTTTGGATTGCTCGCAGCGGCACAGGAAAAACGACTGTATTGAAATGGCATGGGTATTCTGCTGCCATTAGAGGTGTGCCGGTTCTTCATATCCAGTTGGAAGGTGGGGTTAAAGCCTGTATGCAAATATATGACCAGTTATGGTCTGCTCAATCCTATTCCGATATCAAATCTGGCAATATCAGTCCAAAGGACAGAAAGAAGATAGAACAGGCTATTAAAGAAGTAAAAGAGCTTAGTTCTGACATTGAAGTGTATGGATTCAAAAAGTTCGGACAGGCTTCTATGGGGGATGTCCGGCAGCTTTGTTATGACTATTTTAATACACATGGCAAGTTCCCCGGATTGGTAATACTCGATTCTCTGGATTTGGTAAAGACCGGTATATCCAAAAAGATAGATTCTGATCCTGATCACAAGAAAGAAAAACTACAGACTTGTGCCCAGCTTTTGAAGAACTTGGCGGATGAAATAGGTGCTCCTATCATTACGGCCACACAGACAAGTGATGTCCCGTTTGAAGTATGGAACAACCCGGATAAGGTGATCGACCGCTCTTATACGGAAGGTGACAAAACGCTTGTAAAACCTTTTTCTTTTGTATTTACTTTGAATATGACAATAGAGGAAAAGGCAAACGCAACGGCTCGTATTTATGTCGACAAGCTCCGTGATTACAAGGAAAGTCAAGAAGTGATTACGATTGCTACCAATTACGACAAAAGACGTTTCTATCACAGGGGGCGAACGATGGAGATGTACAATCAAATTTCTGAAAGGAAAGAGATAAAGAAACAGGCACGTAAGAAAAAGACGGAAGCAGACAAAATGGAAAGTATTTAGGATCATGATTAGGATAGATGAAGAAGAAGCAAAGGCGGCGTTCGGACTTCGCATGTTCGGTTCGCAAGGGTGGCTCTCCAACAAGGACATGGATTGTCCCTACTGCGGAAAATCGAAGAAATGGGGTGTTCTTTTGAATCCTCACGGCGGTGTGTTTCACTGTTGGAAATGTGGTAGTAAAAAACCATTGAAGGATTTCCTGGACAAGATAGGAAGGAAAGATCTTATACGGATGGAATATCAAAATTCATTAAGTGTAAAACTTACACCTTTGAAAGATGATGTGGATGAAGATGTGTCCGAAGAATTGCCGGAAGTAAAACTTCCCCTTCGTCTTGAAAGACTGAAATCTGACCCTTATTTAGACGAAAGAGGGTTTAGAGCGTATCATTACGCACTTTTTGAACCGTCTGAAACCAAATCTATTTTAGAAAAGGATTTGAAAAACTACATCATCTTTAAAATGAAAATGGATGATAAGCTGGTGGGATGGCTCGGCAGAAGCAGGTATTCCAAAGAGTGGCATAAAAGAGATTTGGAAAGGGCAAAGGAAACAGGTACTAAGCCGCATTTACGATACGAAAACAGTATAGGCACGAACTTTACAAAAATATTAGGTGGTTACAATGAGCTTTCTCCTACTGTAAAGGATGTGATAATAGTGGAAGGATTGTTTGACAAAGTAGGCATAGACAATCTTTTGAGACTTTGGGATTGCAGGGACTTGAAATGCGTGTTCACCTTCGGGAACAGTATAAGTAAAGAACAAATATCCTATTTAGAAAGAAAAGGGATAGAGAATGTGATTCTGATGTATGATGATGCAACTGTCGAGGAATCCAAAAGTGCAGGGTTGATGCTTGCAAAGTCATTTAATACCAAGATAGCTTATCTTTACAGACCCGGTATTGATCCCGGTGATATGGATATTGATTATCTGGAAGAAGTTTTGGATAACTTGTATGACCCTATCAATTTTTACGTTTCTAAAATCAAGAAAATGTGGTAGGTTATTCCTACTTTTGTTGAAAATCACAAATCATAAAATCAAATGGACAGAAGCAGAGAATTATCGATAGACGAATATTTGAAAGTGCTCCAATTGGAATACTTTACCCACAAGGTAAGAAGCCTTATTTTTGATAAGCCCGAATTTGTCAAGATGACAAATGATATCGCAGAGTTTAAAAAGGAACGGATCGAGTTGTTGGCAAAAAGACATTTTAAACGGTCTATTTTCTTTTCGGTGGAAGAATATTTTTCTTTTTACGAGAAAGAGTTCTTGAATCCTACCGGTATTCCCAATTTCCAGTATTCCACCAATGAACAGAAAAGAAACTCGCAGTGGTTTTGGGATATGATTTATTTGCTTGGAAAGGATCGGATTGTTATTTATGACGACAAGGAGTATCGGATTTTGAAGAACGATATAAAGAATCAAACGGTCACTATCAAAGTGAACGGAAAGAAAAAAGATGTGGAATATTCGAACATCAAAATAAAAAGACTTATCATGTGTTTTGATGGTAAGTTGTTGTAAATCAATTAATTTAAATTTCGTATTATGACTTTTAAAGAGTATGAAGCGCACGCGGCTTCAACAGCGTGTTATGCAAAAGAGGTAGCTATCCCGTATGTAGTAATGGGACTTACCAATGAATTGGCAGAAGTTTTTGAAAAGGTGGACAATGCTGCCGAAGCAAAGGAAATCATGAAAGAAGTAGGAGACGTCCTTTGGTATGTTGCAATGACAAGACAGGAATTGGATTTAGCTGCATTGGAGTTTCCCGAAGAATTGCGCAGATTGGACGATACGGATGTGTACAGATTAAGTCCCTCCTATTTGCTCCAACAGGTAGGTATCATTAACGGTCAAGTGAAGAAATACTTCCGGGACGATGATTACAGCAAACCTTTCCCCGAAAAGAGAAAAGAACTTTGTCATACCGCATTGGAACAGATTCTTGTGGGATTGCAGAATCTTGTTGTCTACATTGAAGGAAAGGAATCGAACCAGTCTTTGATTTCCATTGCAAAGCAGAATGTGGAAAAACTGGCAAAGAGAAAGGCAGAAAACAAAATTCACGGTGACGGAGATAATCGGTAATGGTTAGGGCGGTAACTTTTTTGGGTGCTTCTTGTGTCGGAAAGACTTCTGTGTTTGAACTTTTAAAGAAAGACAGGTCGTTTGACCGGTTCGATAAGATAGATAGCATAACAAGACAGTTGGTAAAGGAAGGAAAGATAGAACCTTCTTTTACTTCCGTCCAAAATCAAAAACTGATTTTTGATAGGTATGCGGAATTGCTGAACACAGATTGCTATGTTTCCGATAGAAGCATAATAGACGTGCATACGTTTACAAAGAAAATTCCTGCTTCTATTCAAAGAGATGCGGAATTGAAAAGACAATTGGATTTTATAAACGTTAGCGAATACTTTCTTCCTATTATCTTTTATTTCCCTATTTATTGGGATGTAGAAAATGATGGGGAAAGAATGGCAGATGCAGAGAGAAGAAAATGTTGGGATGCAGAAATAAGGAAGTTTTTGATAGAAAGAAAATTGCCTTATGAAGTGATACCAAACGATACTCCTTTTAACCGATTGAAGTTTATCAAAAGTGTTTTAAATACACGAATAAGCATAGGTTAAAATCGGGGTTAAGGATTGCAAAAACATACAATTATTGAACACAAAAGTTGTATGTTTGCTTACGAAAAACGAAAAGAAGAAAATACGATGGATCGATTTTTAAATGAGTTGGAAGAATACCTTTCTTCCAATACTATACAATACTCTCTCGATAAGGAAAATTACATTGTTTCCTTTGAGGGGAAATCATACGAAGTCTTTGAACCTAACGAGGACGGATATTTCTTTTCAGAGGATTTTCGTTGGGATTGTGAACGCACCGAAGAAGATGGTTATATCTTCCGCCTTGGCGGTGTATGGTACACATTGGACAAAGGAAAAGAGAACGAGCCTAAATTGAACCGGGTAAAATGGAGAGGGCAAAGCGAAATGGCAGGTCTTTCTACTAATTTCTTGGGAGTGCACGGATCGTTTGAACTTTTGAATGGTACGGGATTGTATCCAGATTGGGTAAAGAAAGCCAAATTCTTAGGAATAGAAAGATTGGGGATTGTTGAAAAAGCAACTTTGGCAGGTGCGCTCAAATTTCAGAACGCCTGCAAGGCAGAAGGGATTATCCCTGTGTTTGGTTTAGAAGTCCCGGTAAAGGACGAAAAGAAGGACATTGTCTATACTTACAAAATCTATGCAAAGAATGAAAAGGGCTGGCAGCATTTGCTTGCATTAAACAAGGTTTTGAATTGTGGCGATAATGGAAAATTCGTTTCTCCAAAAGACATGTCGGAACACGTTTCGGATGTGTATATTGTATTCGATCCAAAAACAATACAGTTTGAAGATGTTCCTATCCTTTTGAGAAACAAACCCAATGTGTTTTGGCAAGTAGATACCGTGAAATACACAAAGAACGATAGAGATACCTCCTATTTGATGAACTTTGAACAGTTTTATAAGTCCAAAATGAAGCCCGTAGCTATTTGTGATGCTTATTATATTGAGCCGGAATATGCCATACTTCGGGAAGTCGTAAATAAGATTGATGAAAAAGTAAACTACAAATCTGGCAATCAGTATTTCAAGGACGAAGCGACTTACATGGAAGAACTTCTTTCTTTGTTCGAGGATAGTGAAAGGGGAGAGGAATTTTATATGGTAGCAAGAAGCAATGCTGATATGATTGCGGGAAATTGCAATTTTGAAATTCCTACTGACAGCCGGCATCTCCCCCGTTATGAAATGACAAAAGAAGAAAAGAAAAAATACACTTCCAATGAAGATATGTTTGATTCTTTGATTTATGAAGGGTTGGAGAACAAACCGGAACTTTTGGAAGATTACTCGGAAGATGTGCTTGTGGAAAGGATCGAAAGAGAATCTAAGATCATTAAGTTTGGCGATGTTGTGGATTACTTTTTGATCTTGCGCGATATTGTAAATTGGTGTAAAAAGAATAACATTTTGTTGGGTGCAGGTAGAGGTTCAGCAGCAGGAAGTCTAATCTCATATCTTTTCGGCATCATTAACACACATCCTTTGAAGTTTAATTTACTTTTCGAAAGGTTTTTGACAAAAGGACGTTTAGGACATTTCGAAAAGAAAAAAATGTATGAAGTAACTCTTGAAGATGGAACGAAGAAAGTCCTTCCTATCAATATAACAACTAAAGCATTGAAAGTAGGAGATGATATTTTAGTCTAATATCAAGTAACAAGAATATGAAAATAAAAGAAATTAAAGAAATAGAGGTGGAGCGATTTGTACCGGGATCGCTCCCCGATCAATTTCCCCCTTGTTTTCGGACAAGGGGGAGCGTTAGACATTGATACGGATGTGCCGGGAGAATACCGACCGGCAGTAAAACAATACATGGAAAATCGTTTTGGAGCTTCGCAAGTTTGTTCTGTGGGTACATATACCACTTTGCAGATAAAACAGGCTATAAATGATGTAGGAAAGATTTATGGAGCTTCAATTCCTACTCTTAGGAGGCTTACCAAAATGATAGAAGATGTAAAGACGGAAGAAGATTTTTTGAAACTTGCTTGCAAGAGGTCAGAAATAAATCAATTTCTGAATAAATATCCAGAGATGATGAATGTTGTTTTCCTTCTTCTTGGACAACAAAAGGCAGCTTCTATTCATGCTTGCGCTATGATGATTTTTCCGAAAGAAAAGACAATGTATGAGTGGTGTCCGGTTAGAAAATCAGGCGATTTGATTGTCAGTGAATGGGAAGGTGGAGAGATGGACGAAGCCGGTTTTTTGAAAGAAGATATTCTTGGTATTGAGCAATTGGACAAATTCACTGATATCCTAAATCTGATTGAAAAGAATACGGGTAGGAAAATCAATCTCTATTCTGATATAGAATACGATGACCCAGAGGTTTACAGATATTTTGCAAACGGCTGGCTTAGTGATATATTTCAGTTTTCAGCAAAAGGATTATGTGCTTATACACAGAAGTTGAAGCCTAAAAACATGGATGATGTAGTGGCAGCACTTTCTTTGTTCCGTCCGGGTCCAATGGAAAATGGTTTTCACATGGATTATATTGCTTTGAAAAATGGAGAAAAAGAGCCGGAATACCCTATTGGAGCAGAAGAAATTCTGAAAGATACTTATTCCTCTATGGTGTACCAAGAACAAATTCTTAAAATGGTGCAAGTTCTTGCTGGGTTTTCGGAAGAAGAAGCTGATGTTGCCCGTGCTGCAATTGCAAAGAAAAAGAAGGACAAAGTAGAGAAAATTCATCCTAAATTTGTGGATGGGTATGTAAAAAGATTTGCTTCAAAAGGAGTAACAAAAGAATATGCAGAAACACTCTGGAAACAGATGGAAAAGTTCGGTTCCTATGCTTTTAACCGCTCACATTCAGCAAGTTACGCTATCAATGCTTACAATTCTTTGTGGTTGAAAGTGCATTATCCTTTGGAATTTTGGTCAGTTGCTTTGTCCCGTGCAAGTGAAACTGATTTTCCCCAATATGTCAATGAAATGCAGCAGACTGAAGGGATTGAAATCAAACCTGTAAATATCAATAAGTCTGATATAAACATTGTGGCTGACAAAAAAGATAATAGTATCTATTGGGCGATCAATGCAACAAAGCAAGTAGGAGAAAAGGCACAGAATCAGATTATGGAAGAACGCTCCAAAAACGGGGAGTATTTTTCTTTGGCTGAATTTATTGATCGTCATACATTCAAAGGATCGGCAGTGAACAAATCCGTTATTGAAAATCTTATTTATTCCGGTGCGTTCGATATGATGGATGAAACAAGGGAATTTTCCAATATCTTTTCTGCAAGGGAGTTCATGCTTGGAAAATACCGGGAAAAGAACAAGATCAAAATTGACAAGGAAAAGGATGAATATTTTCTTGCTTTTGAAAAGAAAAAGATTGCAAAGGATTGGTGGTGGCTTTTACAACAAAAGAACAAGTCCGGTTTTGCTTTCTTTGACTACGAAGGATTGGTAAGGGAATACCTAAAACCAAAAGTTAGAAACGGGGTTTTTTACAATGTGGAAGATTTGCAAAACTATGACGGATCGACCTATGAAATGGTTATGGTAGGTGGTTATGTTTTGGAAGTGGAAGAAAGAGAAGGAAGGAAAGGGCGGTTTGCCAATCTTTTGCTTGAAAGCAATTACAAATTCCTTCGTGTGGTTATTTTCCCGGACGATTACGAGGAGAACGCAGACTTCTTTATATCTTCAAAGAAAAGCATCCTTCTTCTAAGTGGAAAGGCTAACTTTGACAAGTTTAAAGAAGAATATGTATTGCAAGTAAACAGTAACAGTAAATTTATAAAACTTGGAGTATGAAACTTGTAAGGAATATTGGAGATAAAGCAATAGTTTTACTCTCCAATGATTTGAAAAACGAATTGGACATGGATGCGGTGACTTCCATAGACCATGCAAATTTGTATGGGGAAATCGCCACTTGTTCCGTCCTGTTGAACAAAGTAGGGCTTCTTAGAGCACAAGCAGAATCAGAGTATGAATCTGCAAAAGTGGAATTTAATGTCTATAAAGCACAACTTGCTACACAGATAAGACGTGAATCTATTGTAAACGGTGGAAAGGTTAAAGTGGAAGACATAGGACTTGTGAAACTTACGGAAAGTTCTTTGGATGATATTTTGACAATCAATCCAGAGCTACATGCCATGCAAAAGGATTTGGTCAAAAAGAAAAAGCATTTGGCAGAAATAGACAGTCTCTATTGGGCGTTGCAGTCAAAGGACAAAAAGTTGACGGGACTTGTCCCGAAGGTAACACCGGAAGAATTTCTGGACAATTTGGTAGAAGGTGAAATCAATACATTTTTAATCATAAAAGAGAAATAACAGTTTATCTATCAATTAATTAAATTAAAAAGAATTATGAAATTTGACAAATCGAAATTCAAGAAGCAATCAATTGAAGATGTAGAAGCAGAAGTAAAACAGGCTGAAAAGACAATGTACAAAGGCAGTAAGAGCTATACAGGCTTTGCTACTGTTCAGAAAGGAAAGAATGTATTCCGTGTCGTTCCGGCAATGGGCAAGGCTTATGTAGCTTGCAAAATGTCCAAATTGCGTGTAGAAGTACCTACTTATGATGCGAACGGTAAGGTGACCGGCAAGGAGGTAAAAGACAAGAATGTTTTCTGTGCCGACATTCACGGAAAGAATCTTTTGAAAGGGAAAGACCCTATTGTCCTGTATTGCGACTATGTGAGAAAAAAGGCTTCCGAAGAATACCAGGACGATACGGAACGTAGAAAATTCCTTAACCCTATTATGGGGTACAAAAAAGGAAACAAGTTCGTATGGGGTATCAATCCGTCTTTGGCGTATGTTTGCTATGTGTACCAAGGAACAAAAGACTTTGCCCGTTTGCAATTGTACGGAACATGGATGAACCGCATAAAGGAAATCTCGGTTGAAATGTCGGATGACGAAACGGTTTCTTTTGATATTTTCTCTCAATTGGAAGGAGCATACCCTCTTGTGATCACAATGGGGGAAGATGATAAAGGAAAGAAAACCTACTCTTTGTCTGCCGGTATTCCGAAAAAAGGACAAACTTGGGATGAGTTCTTTGAAGAAACTGTTATTCCTGATGAAGATATGGAGTATTTCTTGAATGAAGTTCCTACGCTGGAAGAAATCTACAAGGATGTTTATTCACAGAAAGATTTCAATATGGCTCTTGACGGGTTGAAGCGTTTTGACGAAGAAAACGGATACGATATTTTTGTTGATGATGGCTTCCTTACTGAAATAGAGGAGATGGCTGCATTGATCCCGGAAGAGGGTAGCAAAGACGATGAGGGGGAAGATGAAGCTCCCAAAAAGACAAAATCCACTTCTAAGTCAAAGAAAGCGGAAGAACCGGAAAACGAAGATGAGGAAGAAGAAAAATCTGCTCCGAGAAAGAATCCGGCAAGTGCACCGGCAAAAGAAAAAGCAGCAAAAGTCGCTTCCTACCCTCCCCTTTCAAAGATGAAAAAGTTCTTGGAAGACTATATTGGAGAAGAGTACTCGGAAGCTGAATTGCCGGACGATCTGACAATAGCAGAGGTTCGTTCTTGGTATGATTTGGCACAAGCTGGAGAGGCACTTCCTTTCCCGGAAGAAGATGAAACTTCCACAGAAACGGCATCTGAACCGGAATCGGACGATGAACCGGAAAATGAGGAAGAACCCAAAGAAGAATCTCCTATTGACGAAGATGCTACGGACAAGGACGAAGAACTTCTAAAGGCTAAAGCAAGATTGCAAGAGCTGAAAGCCAGAATGAAAAAGAAATAATTTCTTCTTTTTTAGTTTTCATATTTTTCTAATTTGGTTTGGGGACTTGAAATACAGTCCCCTTCCTTTCTAACAAAACAAACATGAGCAAAAAATATTTAGCTATAATCTCAACCGACCATCATCTGTCAGAGGGAAATGCTTCTACCATAAAAGATATTTTGCTGGAAGAAATGGAAATAGCCGACAAAAAGGGTATTAAAACTCATATCTGGCTGGGTGATGTTTTTGACAACAGGGTATCCCAAAGGGAGGTGTGCCTTTCTACGCTTCACGAAATATTGGAAGCGTATGACGAAAACGGACATCAAATAATTTGTATTCCCGGTAATCATGACAAAACATCCTATTCAAGTCAAAAGTCATTTCTTACAGCTTTCAAGCATCATCCTTCTTTTACTTTGGTGGAAGAATTGGACGGTATGCAGATAGAAGGGGTTTATTGCTTTTTCCTGCCATTTTTCACTGATGACATTTTACTTGACGAATTGGCAGAAATCGGGGACAAGAGAAAGAAGAACATCCTATTCGGGCACTTTGCCGTAACCGGTAGCAAGAACATGGACGGTACAGAAGTAAAAAGCGAACTAAAGCCTTCCATGTTCGAGATGTTTAAAAAAGTGTATTTGGGACACTATCATAATTACCAACGTGTAGGCAGTAACATTTACCATTTGGGAAGTGTTCAACAGAACAATTTTGGGGAAGATGAAAAGAAGGGTTTTTGGCTTCTGGATTCTGATTTGGAAGTCGATCTTATCCCTTCCACAAAAGGAACAGTATTCAAAAAACTGGAAATTGACTTAGAAGAAACACCACACAAGCAAGCGGTGGCACTTATTAACAAGTTCAAGAAAGAAAACCCTACCGCTCGTGTAAGGGTAAAGGTTTGGGGAGAACAATCTTCACTTGATGCTTTTGATAAAGATGCTTTTACAAAAGAAGGTGTGGACATCAAAAAGAAATTCAAGGAAATAGAAATAAAGGAAGTCCTTGCTCCTACCGTAGAGGTAAAGACTTTGGAGAAAAAGGATATAGAAGACAGATTTTCGTCTTTCTGCAAAGAAAACGGATATGATGAAAAAGAAGGAAAGGAAATTTTAAACAAACTGCTTTATGGCGAAGAAAAAGGAAACTAAAAAGATAGAAGAAGCTCTTGTTGTGACAGACGAACAACCTGTAGAAGAAAAGAAACCCAATCGTTTAGGTGATCTTATTTCAAGAATAGAAGATCGTTTTGGCAAGGATGCTGTGGCAGGGAAAAGGCAGGACATTGAATTTGTTCATTCCGGTTCTTACCTACTGGACGAAATACTTGGTGGAGGATGGGCAAAAGGTCGTGTTGTGGAAGCCTACGGAGGCTTTTCTTCCGGTAAGACAAGTATTGCTTTCCATTTGGCAACGGAAGTGCAGAAAACAGGAAAAGCGGTAGGATATCTTGACACGGAAAACGCTGTTGATCCAAAATACATGCAGGCGATAGGAATTGATTTGTCCCCCGACAAGTTTATCCTTTCCCAGCCTTCTACCGCAGAAGAAGTGCTTGAAATAGCAAAGGAAATGTGCAATGAAGAATCTATCGGACTTGTTGTGATCGATTCCATTGCCGGACTTGTTCCTACTGCTCTTTTGAATGGAGAGGCAGGGGACGCACATATAGGACTTACAGCTCGCCTTTTAAGTTCCCAAGTAAATATCCTAAAGAACATCTGTAAGCAGACCGGATGTATCCTTTTTTGCATCAATCAAATCCGGTCTAACATAGGCGGATACGGCGCGGCCACCACAACGCCGGGAGGTTTTGCCATTCCTTTTTATGCAAGTCAGAGGATCGAGCTTGCTCGTGTGGGTTCTGAAAAAGAAGGAGAAACACAAGTTTCCAACAAGGTGAAGATAACCTGTAAGAAAAACAAGGTTGCACCGCCTTTTAAAGCATGTCAAATCATTATCCGGTTCGGGGTAGGGATTGACAAGGTGATGGAAATTGTGAACATGGGACTTGATTTGGGTGTACTTTCCAAAAAGGGGACTTACATCTATTATGGTGAAGAAAAGATAGGGTTCGGTTTCCCGAAAACAAGAAAACGTTTTTTGGAAGATGCAAAGCTGTTTGGGAAAATCAAGAAGGATGTTCTTGATACGTTCAGAAAGAAAGAAACAACATTTGAAAACAAGGAAGAAGAAAATGAAGCCGATTAGAATTGAAGCAACAAATTTCGTGTCATTCGAACACTTTAAATACGAATTTCAAGATGGGGTAACTGCACTTGTAGGGTTAAATAAAACAGACGACAATCAAGGAAGTAATGGTAGCGGGAAAGCCTTAACAATGGATGCAGACATCCTTACTCCTAATGGGTTTGTAAAAATGAGAGAAATAAAGGTAGGAGATGTTATCCTTCATCCTTCCGGTGGGTATCAAGTAGTAAGAGCAATCCCTTTTCATGACATTGATGTTGCTTATAAGATTACGTTTTCTGACGGGACGGAAGTCAAATGCAACAGAAGTCATTTATGGAAAGTACGTTTGCATAAAGGCGAAGACTGGCATGTGATCCCGCTTGAAGAAATCATGAAAAGATCGAAAAACGAAGAAGTCTTTTTTGAAGTGCCGGAATGTTTGGGTAAATCTTCCCGGAAGATGATCGCTTTTACTTGTTTGGGCGCGGAAGAACAACAGTGCATAACTGTTTCCGGTGAAGACGGCATGTTTGTCACAAACAACTACATTCCTACCCATAATTCATCCATGCAGCAAGCTGTCTATTTTGCCATTACCGGGAACAATTACCGAAGCAGTGTGGATAAAAAGCTCATTAGAAGGGGTGAGAAGGAAGCAAAAGTATTATTGGATATAGAGTGTCCAATAAGAAAAGAAACTCTCTCTATCGAGCGTATTTTGCCCTTAAAAGGAAGCAGTAAACTAAATGTGTCTTTGAACGGTAAACCGGTAGAACTTGCTACCGTAAAAGACGGGAACAACTATATCCTTTCTTGGATTGCCATTTCACCGGAAGATTTAAAAAGCTATTTCCTTATCTGCAAGGAATACTACAAATCGTTCTTTAAAAGCTCCAATACAGATAAATTGGCTCTTATCAGCCGGTTTATCAATTACGACTTTTTGGATGGAGCAAAAGACATCATTCAAAAAGAACTGGACACTTTATCTTCTCAAAAACTTGCTATTCAAAGCAAAAAGGATCGTGCAGAAGGTAGCATAGAAGCACTAAAACAGGTAATAGAAGATGCTGCCAATTTTGACTTTGAAGCCGACAAACTATTTCGTATCGAAAAAAGAGAAGGGATGATAAAGTCTCTGAAAGAAGAAATTGATTCTTTCCGGTATGAAATTAGTCGTGCAGACAAAAGTATAAAAGAAAATAATTCCGCTTTGGAAGAGCTGGAGGACCTTTTGAAAGAGGAAGAAAAGAAGAAAGACTGCCTGCCTTCTACCAAAGAGATACAAGAGACAATCGAATCCGTTAAAAAGGAATTGGGAGAAGCAAAAGCAAATCAGAATGAAGTCTTGGAAATGAAAGAAGAGCTTTCAAAAATCCATGACGATTTGAAAGTGTCCCTTAGAAAAGTCCTTGTAAACTTATCCGGTGCAATTACTTGTCCAAAATGTAAGCACAAATTCCTTACATTGAAAGACACTACGCTGGAGCAGGAGGAAAAGAAGAAAGTGAAAATCGGAAAACAGGAGAAAGAAGTTGTTTCCGAGATGGAGACTTTGGACGAATCTTTGAAAGAATACGAAGACCTTATTTCTTCTTTCATCCAAATAAAAAACGAGCAAGAGGATGAAATAGACAAGATTCGTCAGTCGGCACAGGAAATCAATACATCTCTTTACAAGATCAATGATGATATTGAAAGTATCAAAAGCACTATTTCTTCTTTGGAAAGGAAAAAGAAAACCTTGTCTGAAAAGATTGAATCCAATATGTCCGATATCAAAGACAATGAAAAGCAGATAAAGGAAATCAAGAAAGAAAAAGCTACGAAAGTGGATGTGTCTTCACAAGAAAAACAAATAGAGGACACTATGCTTTCGATTGCCGGATATGACAAGGAGCTTTCCAATTTGGACGCACTTCTATTCAAGAAAAAAGAATGGATCGGCAGATTTAAGTCTTTCAAGATGTACCTTGCATTGGAACAGTTGAAAAATATCCAATCGAGAGCTAATAACATTCTGAAAGCGGAAAACAGCGACCTTCGTATCTTAATAGAAGGATTTAAGACAAAAGCGGACGGGGACATCAAAGAAGAAATAACACCGTATGTCGTCCGGGACGAAGCGGAAAACTTTTGGTACTACAGCGGTGGAGAACGCGCAAGGGTGGAAATAGCCCTTATCATTGCTATCCAGAATATGATAAACGAAACAAACAAATGGGGAGGATTGCAATTCCTATCCATTGATGAAATCACGGAAGGGCTGTCGAAAGAAAGCCTGTATGATGTGATCGAAGCGTTGGAGTTTATCCAATATCCTATTTTGGTTACCACCCATATTTCGAATGAAAACGCTTCATGCAAAACGCTTAAAATAGTAAAGGAGAACGGCGTAAGCCGTATTGAACAATGAGTATTCTGCAATCACTTTTGTAATCGCAAGATTTGAATTTAAGGCATCACTTCCCCCA